GGCGGGGGGAGAGGGGTGGTGAGATGAAATGACCTGCCGTCGCCCAGAAAAACTACAGTCAGAGTGGGGCCACAGACGATAACTACACTATGAATTGCACCCAGAGGAACTCACTTACAGTATGAGTAGCAAGTACATTATGGTAGTCGGCGGTGTCATCAGCGGCACTGGGAAAGGCATCTCAGCAGCGAGTCTTGGTCTTCTATTGAAAATGCGGGGCAGCGCCGTCCAGGTAGCCAAGTTCGATCCTTACCTCAACTTGAACGCTGGAACCATGAACCCTCGCCAGCATGGCGAGGTGTTTCTTTGTAATGACGGTACGGAAACCGATCTTGATCTAGGGCATTACGAACGCATCACGGGTCTTGAAGTCTCTGCGAAGAACATTTGGACCAGTGGTGTGATGTACAAAGAAATTCTCGACGACGAAGAAGAGGGCAAGTACCTTGGCCAGACAGTACAGATCATTCCACACGTGACAGACAAGATACAAGCTCGGCTGAAGATGCTTGGCGAGGGTGCCGACATAGTGATCGTGGAGATTGGAGGCACGGTGGGAGATTTGGAATCCGGTCCCTATTACGAAGCCATCCGCCAGTTCAAGCAGAAGCAACCAGATGACGTACTGCTTGTTTTGGTTGCTCCGATTCTTTGGGTGCCCACAATCAAGGAACACAAAACGAAGCCGCTTCAGAATGCTGTCAAGGCAATGCAGTCGCATGGATTGCAGACTGATATGTTATTGTGCCGTGTTGATGGTATAGTTCCTGATCGAACCTTGGACAAGGTTGCGAACTTGACGAACATACCACGTGAGGCCGTCTTCCAGGCCCCAGATGTTTCCTCGATATATCAAGTGCCTATTGAGTTCTACAATCGCCACATTGATGACTTCGTAGCAGATCGTTTTCATCTGCGCCGCAATGGTGTGAGGATACACAAATACCGTGACCTGGTTGAGAAGTACATACACGCCGAAGAGTTACCAGAGATTGAAATTGGAATCGTTGGTAAGTACGAGAACTGCGACGAAGCATACCTCTCCCTGAAAGAGGCGATCTATCATGCTGGTGTATCCAACAGTGCCAGAGTAAAGGTCAGATGGATATCTGCCGAAGCGTTGGAGAGCGCCAAAGACTTCCGTGGTGTTTGGCATCATTTCAATGGCCTGTCTGGAGCGATTGTTCCTGGAGGGTTTGATAGTCGTGGCGTAGAGGGAAAGATCAGGGCTGCGGGATATTGTCGAGAGAAAAGGATTCCATATTTAGGGATTTGCCTTGGGCTGCAATGTGCGGTAATTGAGTTTGCTCGGCATATTGGCATGGAGAACGCCACAAGCACTGAATTTGATCCCAAGACGAATACGCCTGTTATTCACTTCGTTCCCGGCCAAGAGGCTATTAGGAAGAAGTGTGGGACAATGCGACTGGGGGCATACGACTGCATCGTAGAGAAAGACACGCTCGCTCGTACATTATACAAAAAGCGGTTGATCTTTGAGCGGCACCGTCACAGATACGAAGTAAACGATGAGTACGTTGAGAAGTATGCCGAGAACGGGTTCTATGTATCAGGAAGGCATCCTGATACTAACTTAATAGAGATCATGGAACTGGACCAAGAGGGGCATCCATTCTTCATAGGAACACAGGCTCACCCGGAGTTTCGATCACGACTTGGTTCACCGAATCCTCTGTTTGATGGATTGATTGCTGCTGCTATGGAATTCAGCGAGAAAGATGATAGATAGATTATGCGATTGGATTTCACTCTTTATTTGCTAAACGAACAGCGGGCATATTTAGGCCAAAAACTAGGCGACATCCTCACAGCCGTCCAGAACCTACACGATGACGCTGCTAATCTTGGCACAAGACAACTCACAAAAGCCACCGATGGTATCGTGAAGCAGATACGGCGCATCATCAAAGATGACTGGCCGGATACTGAACTTCCCACTCTACAAAGTCTCCAACGAGTTGCAGTTGCTTTGGCAAAAGCGATTGACGAAAATGCCGACCTGAAGGATGTGATAGCCGGAGCCGCCCAAGAACTACAAAAGGCATCTGGCGATCTCGAAGAACCTGTTAACACCCTCGGTAGTGAAGATGAGCCGCCCGCCGACGAATCGTGATTGACTGGTTTTATCAGTAAATCTATAACGGCGGCTCGATGATTTGTTACCTTGCCACGAGGATTTCTCATGTGTGGAATTGTAGGGTTTATTGGTGAGCCCTTAGACAGCCGATTGGCGTTTGAGTTGTCAACAAACCTATTGGCGAGAACTGAAATACGGGGCGATGATGCTTCGGGGTATTGGGCTTGTGACACGTTGCCAGAAGATCAAGGGTGTGTTTACTGGACGAAGGCCCCCAAGAAAGCCAGCGACTTCGTTAAGGGCGACGGCTGGCAGGCGATCAAAGATATTAAGCTGAATCTTCTTATCTCACATTGTCGCCGATCTACAGTCCGAGGCAGCGAAAACAAGAACCGCAACAACCATCCATTCCTAAGTAGCGATTCTCGCACAGCGCTTGTTCATAATGGTAACGTCCCCGAGTTTGATTCGCTTCGGAGCGACTATGATGTAATGAGCGAATGCGACAGCGAGATTCTACTTCGTATGATGGAGCGTGGTCCTCATTACAATCTTGAATACCTGCGGCAACAACTTGGACGCCTCAAAGGCAGTGGCGAGAAAGCTATCAAAGATTGCCCGGATGAAGAAGTCCCATTGTGGAGCCACAGTCTTCTCGGACTCGTCGACATCTTTGCTCGAATCAATTACGGCGCAATGGCCGTAGCGATTGGAGAACGGTGGGAAGACGGAACACGAGCCCTCTGGTTATTCCGTGATCGAGAAAGGCCGCTACAAGTCATAGACATGCGGGAATCTCTCAATCAGGTCTACGTTGTTTCCGAAAAGCGAATTTGGCGAGAAGCGGTCGAAGCGACACCAAACGCCAGACGGTACGTCAAAGGCTCGACTCCGATCATTGAATTTCCGCCGATGTACATCTGGCTGCTGACCTACCGGGAGGGCGAGAAAAACAAGTTTGGCGTGAGGAAGTTCCGCATCAATCGCCAGCGCCGTCACGATACAACATTCGAGGAAGAGCGCCCAGACGATTTGGTTCAGCCAACAAACCGGGGGGCGATTCGTGTTGTCACAAATCTCAAGCACGACCACGAACAAGATCACACAAATGGCGTCACGGCGCACGAACCGACCGCCTCCGACAGCACACCAGTAAAGAAGAGCGACGACAAAGGAAAGAAAACCGAGTCAAAAAAAAACGTAAGCGCCCCCTCACCGCCCACCCACACTTCTTCACCGGAGCCCGACGAGACCTCAAACCAGACGTATGAAGACTGGCCGGGGGAAGTCTACCCTTTTGTGAGCCGCTACCTGACTACCTTCTTTGAAATGCCGACCGCCGAAAGAAGCCGTCCGGCCATGAGTCAGGTGGTACAATTGCGAACCACCGCATATTCGCCCAGTCTTAGCATCCCTGATCCAAGCGACAAAGCGATTGTACTAGGCAATCCGCACTACCGAGACTGGGCTAATGCGCTCAAAGCCAAACATGGCTGGCATGATCGAGTCCGCCAATCAGAGGGCGTAGCCAAGCGAGACATAATATCTCTCTGGGTCATCCTTAGAGAAGCCCGAGAAGCCTGGCAAGCTATGCCTAGTGATGAGCCGGTCTCCGCCTTCACGAACAACCTAGCTCCCACAGATTGCTTCGAGCACATGATACGGTTGATCGACGCTCGTACCAAAGTGTCGCATAGACCGTGGCCAACGGGAATGACCGCTGGGCTAACGGATACCTTCAAAACACTGCAAGAGCAACTGACGGAAGCAGCGGTACGTCTTCGGGATCAGGATGAAGAATTTCCCGACATGACGAACTACGAGGCAGAACTTACGAAGGATCATTACCACCGGTGGGCCAAAGTTCTCCAGGCACGACATCAATGGAACGATGCGGCCTGGAGAAACGGTATCGATGTTAAGTTGTTCTTCTTACTCTCCGAAGTACACAACTCCTGGAGAGGGCATATGCGAACCGTGTATGCCGACGTTCCATTTGATGCCGATGATCCACCGAGCATGGCCTGTGAAGCTATTGGGGCTGCGAATGCTCAAGTACGAGTGCGGAAGCCGCCCTTTGAAGACGACGAGGAAGAAGACGAAGGCGAGAACGGAGATCACGAAGTAGAGCGTCCCCTAGGCGTGATAAGGACCGACAGAATGACTGTACACGAATCAGAACCAGGCCAACTCGACATGGATAAAGTGGAAGAGTTCAATGACTCTCTCCACAAGTTACGAGAAATTCTTGCCGGGATTGATACCGGCGTAAACGAGTTGATCCGAGAAAAGACAATCAACAACACCGAATTGCACGAGATTGTCGACAGCCTCAAGGATGCTGTGCAAGACATGGAAGGACTGAACATCATCGCCGAGAGCTACACGAAACAAGCAACTTAATCGGAATATGCGCACTCCTTTAGTTTGTAGGAGTGTGCTATGCCCGATGATGATTTCGCATATGAGGTTGACAACGTTCTCGCCGAGGCGGAAAAGCAAAAACGCTCAAAGAAAAAGAAGAACTCAGGTGACAAAGGCGACCGTGGCGAGCGGATGCTGTGCCAGGTTCTCAACAGGCATTTTGACACCAATGAATTCACACGTGTTTTGGGTAGCGGCAACCGATGGAGCCAAGTTGAGTTTGTTAAGAAGGATTACATAGGTGATGTCGTATGCCCGGACGATTTTAGGTTCGTTGTTGAATGTAAATTCGGGTACACCGACGAACTTGATCTGTACTCAGCTATAGCGAGCGGACATTACCTGCTCGACGAATGGACCAGCAAGGCCGAAGACTATGCGGAACGATCTGGCCGTGATCCTATCATTTGTTGGAAACGTGAGTATCTTCCTTGGCTCGGTATCGTAAAGACAAGCGCCTTAGACCAAGAATTCGATTTCCAGTTTAAGTACAGAAATTGGACCAGCACGGCGCTAGACAACCTACTCGCACTAGGTAAGGAGTTCTTCTATGTCCGACAAGGCAAAGAGGATGGATGAACGCTATCGGGAGGAACTTCAACTTGAACTTAGTCTTCGAGTACCGAGGTTCCAAAAGACCTACGACGAAGACGTAGCCCACTTCTTGTACTCCAAAGGCTATGGCTACCATGACGTGGCAATGGCGCTAATCGCACTACAACGCAAAACAAATGAGCAAGACCCGCAGTACGGACGATGGGTTGAGGGCGGCTGTGGTGATGAGCTTTTCGTCGAGACAGACACCGAGTGCCTGGACTCACGTGAAATACTTGACTGAGATTTGTTAAGGAATAATCGGCGACGTGCCGATTACATAGTGTGGGAGAAAATACCGTGGGGTCGCTGACTCCGGCCCTGAAGACTAATGCCCAATGCGGTTGAGGGTACTCCCAGCCCGTCGTTTCCAACACGGCGGACAACCCCAAGGAGAGTTTAGAATGCCTTACTCGCAACGTTTTGTCGCCTCCGTCGTCGTTGACGGACAGGTTCAGAAAGAGAGCCCTGATGGCTCGGTCGAAATTCCTTTCGGCTCCGAGTACACCCTTCGTTTCCGCAACAAGCACCGTAACCGTCGTGCCGTTGTAAAGCTCTGGATTGACGGTGAGGAGCAATCCATAGGTGGGTACGTGATCCCGCCTAGCTCGTTCAAAGATATCGAGCGGAATAGCCACTCACCGCACAGGTTCAAGCTGGTTAATCCCCACTCCGCTGACGCCCAGGCGCACGGTAAGGATGAACACAACGTCGAAGGTTACAACGGCGTTGTGGAAGCAAGGTTCTACCTCGAAAAAGAACAGCCGCAGGAAGTCCACCATCACCACCATCACCACCATGACCACTACCATCCCGTGCCACGACCACCACGGCGTCCGCCGTGGCAACCGTACCCCTACGAGACTTTCTCGTTGGATGCGAAGAGGGACTCGGGAGGGCCACGTGGACAAAGCGCCGGTGGTGAACAGGAGATGAGGACATGCTCTACAAACGCAGCCGACTACGACGAGGCTGAGTGCGCACCCGAATTTCTATCGATGGGTGCCACCGAAGCGGAAGCAGCGCCAAAGAGAGCCAGCGCTAAGCGGGCCATGCGGCGTAGCACTGTCGCCGGTGTGACTGTTGAAGGGAGCAGGTCGAGCCAAACCTTCCGCAAGGTGGATATTGATCTGGAAGAACAATTCACACCCATCAAGTTGATCTTGAAGGGTTATCACGCCGGTCCCACGGAAGTGGACGAAGTGGAAGTGCTAGACGACGCCGACGTGGTCGAGGCCACTTCAAAAAAAGCCTAACGGCGACTGCTAGGCCAACGTCCGCAGTCGCCACAAGCTACTGCTCGAACTGTGGTGCAAAGAGGAAGCCCCCAGGGGCGAAATATTGCCATGTCTGCGGTCACAAGTACTAGAGGTGGTTTACCACAAGAAACCCCGCCCCGGCCGTTGGCCGGGGCGGGGTTTCGCTTTATGAAAAGGTAGCACGATGCCTAAGTCCTTCGCTCTCGCCCTGAATCACCACATGGTTGGACAACTCGCTGGCCCTGGTGACTTTCCTTTACCGGCCACGCCGAAACCGATAGACCTCTCTTTGATCGAGTTTGAGCGTGAACCTCGCAACGGAGAGAAAACATTCATTGAAGGCTTCTGGTTTGATGCTACTTGGTATGATTTGCTCTCCCAAGCGTCCACCGAAGCGCAAATGCGAGAAGTCGCTCGCCACATGTCCCTAGAGCAGCTATCGCATGACTTTGCTACAGTTAGTTACCAAGACGATGTATCCACGATAAGCCAGGCTACTCGCAACACGGTTATCAAGGTCGTCGAGGAAGAGTTAACGGGCCGAAAATCTACATCCCAGCTTCCACCTCGTGGGTTACTCGATCCAGATTACGTGCCGCCAACCAAACGCCAAAGGTCAAACGAAGCGCCCGAACCCGAGATCACGACAGAAAGAGACATCATCCTTTAACTGTGTGCAAAGCGATGGCTCGCCGCAGATAATCTTCACACCATTCATTAACATGAAATCAAGCCTTTTGTGGCATCAAGCTCTTATCTCCATGTTTCGCCATAATCTTTCTGTAACCTGCACGAGTCATCCGTTCTCCAGCATCTGTCATTTGACCAATCTGCATTTTTCCTGACAGGAATCTGGGATCGTTTTCCATAAACATGACTAGCAAATCAGACCCAATTCCCAGTTTCTGGTATGGTCGCTCGACCCAAACTCCAATCGTACCGAATTCGTTGCTCGTAAAACCAACGGGCTCCTCATTGACAAAGGCAACGATTGTCTGATCGTGCGTAGGAAGTCCGCTGTTTCGGATTTCCTCATCTGTCATATCAACAACTAACCCTCGTGCGTCTCGTTTGATATCTCCATTAACGTCGTGAGCAACATACGCATTCTTTTTACCAGACTGCCGGAACTCTACCATATGCGGCCCGTACTCTTTAGAGGAAAGCAAGACAGGATATTTCGATTTGGGGCCTAGCCAAGACAATCCCCCAGGTTCCTCATATCGCTCGTAAGATGAGGCGGGAATCCATCCAGTTTTATGGTGTTGCAGAAACTCGTCTTCGGTGGTTTCTAGCCATCGCTTGAAGTTCATGCAGATATATAGCAGGCAACTTAGTGATATATCTGGATTGGTTGCTTGTCGCTGATGAAAATGTTAGGCCCGAGGCGGGCTTCAAACCACACGTTGTAGAGACCGCAATCGAAGTCCGAGTCTTCCGTCGTGTCGAGCAGGTAGTAACCAGTGCACCCGTCACGTTCGGTGATCTGTTCTCGATCCACGATCAAACGCAGGTCTTCTTCCTCCGGCAGACAATCTCCACACTTCTGTTCGATGGAGAGGTAGAGCAAGCCCGCCACGGCCATATTCTCGTAGTATCGTTGTTTGTCCGTTCCCCTGGGCACATCCGGCCGCACGGTAACTTCCAGGTACTTCTTGCTCCCGATTACAACTTGATTTGGTCGGAACTCGAAACTGAAGTCATGGACGATAGGCGCACTGTCGGTGAACCAGATTGTAGGCAGGATGCGGAAGGACATTGGGGATTGGCAAACGGACGACCCTTCCTCGAAGACCACATACCAGTCGTCTTGGAAATTCCCTTGTGTGAAGAGCGGCACATCTAATGGCAGATCGATGTGGTATTGACCTACATCATCCTTGACGATATCAGCGGCTTCAACGGTTTGTACCAAGCTGCGCCCCAGCGGATTCTCGCTAGTTGCTTCTACAACATACAGCTTGTAGATTTCTACTTTTTGAAGCTCATCCGGGTCAGCGAAATCACTTCCATTGAAAGCAAAGAATTTCAAGCGAACAGTATCGCCAACCAAGGGGTTCTGGTTACGTTCTTTGAGGGCCATATTCGTCCTAGTTATTCTTATTCAGTTCCTTATGTTCCTTCTCACGCTGCTCTACGAACTGGTCGATAAAAAACCGACGTTCGATTGGACTGAGCGTTAGCTTTATGACATTGATCGGTTGTCTCAAGTGGTAGGCGATGAAGAACATTTCTTCCCACAACCACTTGTTGTATGTCATAGCGGCTCGATCTCTGTCCTTTCCTTGGGGAAGAAAAAATTGGCTTCGTACGGAAGTTCAACAGGGAACTCCGCCCCACAAGCTGGACAAGGCACAATCAATTCTGTATCTACGCCAAATGGTGGATTATTTAGCGTGTTGCGAATGTAGTTAATGTCCGCAACCGGTAGTCGCTCCATCAATGACTGAATGGCATGTCGGTTGTTCACCTTAGCGTTGTCATTGCCAATCTCATCAATAAGGATGGACGCCTTGTACAAGAAGGAGTCATCTGTAGCGTTAGAGAACTTCGTTTTTCGGTCCCGGTACGCTGAGATTTCAGTTTCGTGAGCGCCTGTCATCAGATGATACCTGAACGTAAACCTTGTCTTGGGCAACGTCTTGGCCAGGGTATCTTCGTGGAAGTTATCTGGGCAGTAATCTACCGGCAAGTTCAGATCAATATCATGGTCGAATGTGTGGCCACATTCTGGACACTTGACGGTCACTTCATAGACGTTGCCGTACGAAATACCACGCAAGTAAATCAACAGGTACGTCCGATCCACGCTCAGTAGCTTTTCTGGGTTGATATCTTTCTCCATCAAGCAATTGCGGAAAATCATTTCAATACCACGTCCTTGCCGCATCAACCGAGCGGTTGAAAGAATCGTCTCTTCCTGGCCTGTCATGGGGCGAACATGGACTTCGCCGCTCATCGGTTGATCTTCGTCATGGTAAAAACGGCCTCTCGATGGAAGTGGTACCCTTTCGTAATTCTGGGTATTCAACGCAGTGAGCAAGGCGTTAAGATGCGGATCATTCGTCATCAACTCACCAGGCTGCAATGGTTTCATGTTGCTCTGCTGATGCGGAGGCAACTGTTGCGGTGTTTGAAATGGGGCATTGGAATTAGGCTGTGATTGCGCCTGCGGCCCACCTTGCTCTTCTACTTGGGAGGCGTTTACTTCAGATAGGCGTTGTTGCAGCATTTGCTGCATACCAGGTGGCATTTGGCCCGTCACCGAAATACCATCCATTGGCCGAGGCTCCGCCTGGGTCGCTACAGGATCATCTGGCACGCTTACACCAGCTTGACGCTGCGTTTCCAAAACATCATTCAGCGATGCGGTAGGTTGTTGGGCTGCTAACTTTGCTTTATCTACGGACTCGGGAGCCGGTGCAGCTTCCGATGCCTCTGCTTCACCCGTGATCTCTGATGGATCAATCTTTACTTTCTTCTTCGATTCTTGACGGAAGGTCTTGTCTTTCTCGTCTGCCATATTTGCTCCTCTTTGTAGCCTTAGCTTACTCTTTGATTATAGTAACGTGCGAGAATTGTTATGCAGATCGACAACAATAATATCGACCAGTTGATCCTTCAAGATAAGCAAATCCAGAGGGAATTGGATCATTTCAAAGGGCTCTTCGATCAATGGGTATTAGGAACCAAAGTCCCGGCTCTGCGTTTCCTCGCACAGAAGTCCCGGTTGGAGTTGTTGGAACATCTGAACACCCAAACTAACATAGCAATTCTGGAAAGATACTTTAACGAAAAGGTAAGCGTTCAGACGATTGATTATCATATAGCCCGACATCACAAAGTGCCGATCAAGGAAGTTGAAGTGGCTCTAAATGAAATGGAGGGCTTCACCAACAATGTCAGCATAAGTAGGGATGCTGAGCACGCTTATATATCCTTCTGGAGGTGAAAATTATGGGGTTTGAGGTTGTTCTGATATTGGCGTCCGTATTGATGGCTCTAGTATGGACATTCAGTGGTTATCGCCAACAAGATCGGAACCTCGCAATGCTGCATCATGGCCGGAGTTTGCAGTGGTTTATGATCGCTTTGGGGCTGCTCTTATTCAATAGGCTCATGGTAGAAATTGAAGTTGTCAAATTATTGATGATAGGAGGTGGTTGATGTTTACTATCGCTGTACTAGTTTTCTTCGCCCTCGGCCTAGTTGGGCTGACCCACATCATTGTGGATAGCACAATCATGTCCAAATGGCGCAAGTATGTCAAAGATAACGACATACCATTCTTGTTTGGATACAAACTTTATGACATGGTTAGCTGTCATCAATGCGCTGGCTTCTGGGTGGGCTTAGTTGGTTGGCCTTGGGCACTGCCCTTCCTGTCAATTGAATGGTCATTCCTCAAGATACTAGTTCTTCCCGTCATTGCACTCTTATCAGGTTGTGCTATCAGCTTGCTTACTATGACCAGCCGGGCGTTGATTGATTGGCTGACGCTGAACGTGCAGATACCAGAGGAGCTTTGGAATGAGCCAGAAACGACTGACGAGGCTTAATGTCAAACATGCTATTCTAACCGATACTAGGTTTCGAGACCTGTTCCCGGAACTGAAAAAAGAAATCGCTAAGGTACTAAGCAATCCATCGTGTGCGTGTAATGTTCCCTTCTATGACCGGTTTTTCAAATACAAAGATCGCCTGGCAAAATACTTCTCAGGTCACGAAATCAAAGCGCCCCAAGAAGAAGCCGTCGAAGAGAACCAGAACCATTGGAATGTCATCAACTGTAAAGTTGACGAGCTAGAAGAAGTGCTTAACAAACTACACAAAGTAGGTCGGGTCCAAATCGCCGTGGCCCGATACCAAGATGAATTAACCGTGATCGTAAATGATACAGGAATTGTGTTTTGATCTTAGAACTATCAGTATTCCTTGCCGCTACCCTCCTAACAGGACTATGCTCCATCCTGGAAGTAGGATGGGTAGATGGAATCGTCAAGAACAACGCTTTAAGAACAGCGATAATCGATGCCGGTATCTCAGCAGTGTACTTCATTGGCCTGTATTTTGCCTTTGCTGAAAAGTACCCAATCGCACTGCCAGGAATGGTGATAGGGGGAAGTCTTGGAGTATACATTGGCGTGAAAATGAAAGAAAGACGTGAACAGTGAATGGCGTATTTGCAAATGTGATGCTTGGATACTTAGCAATCGGCATACTGTGGTTCTTCTATGTGATGTGGCGGTACATAGCAAACAAACAACAAGGTGACGATGGCCTGTTGATTGCGTGTGTTTTCCAATGGCCGCTCACCCTAGGACCACATATCCGTCGCCGATTGTGGTGCGGGCCAGGAAAGTATGATGTCCTCTGGTTCGACGGAAAAATGCATAAATGAACTATATTCTCCAGCCGTATGATGATGCCCTTTCAGAAATCCTTGAATATGGAGTTCGCAAAGAGAACCGTACTGGTGTTGATACGCTAGCCATATTCGGGATGCAAAAACGTTATAATATCAGCACACACTTTCCGCTTCTTACGAAGCGGAAAGTGTGGCCCAAAGCAATCTTCGCCGAACTTCTCTGGGTGCTTTCCGGCTCTACCAACAACGAAGACCTACAAGAGCTAGGTTCAAACATTTGGACACCGTGGGTTGATGCTGAGTTTGAATTAAAACACGGTTACACCTCTGGGAGCTTCGGCCCAGTTTACGGTTTTCAGTTAAGGCACTTTGGGGGCTACTATGCACACGGCAGACGCCCTAAGAAAAAGACCTGGCGGGAAGTCTTGTTGGACTACCTTTCTTTTAACCAACCACTCTGGGAATATGGCGAAAAGGGATTCGATCAACTCGCCTACATGATGAAAGAACTCAAAGAGAACCCAAATTCTCGACGCATACTCTGGTCGTTATGGAATCCCAAAAGTATGCATAAAATGCGGCTTCCGCCATGTCACTTTACTTTCCAGTTATTCGTTCACGAAGACAAGTTGAGCGGACACTTAACACAACGTAGTTGCGATTTTCCGGTGGGCGTGCCTGCAAATGTTCAGTTCTACAGCGCCCTTGTGTACATGTTTGCGCAACAAGCGGGCTACAAGCCGCACGAGTTGGTTCACACATCGGTAGATAGCCACATCTACGTCAATCAAATAGAAGCGGTGGAGGAATACCTAGCAAGACCCGCCCCGGACTCACCCCGTTTGGAGCTAAAAAAGGCAGATGACATCTTTTCTTACAAAATGGAAGACTTCACCATCGTTGACTACAGTCCAGAGTCGAAATTGTCGATACCAGTAGCAGTATGAGTGATCCCTCTGCAATTGAACGATTAAAGGCTGACGCTGCCCGGTGGGCGTATGTGCGAGATAACTTAGTTAGAATGCATAGTCCCAAGATGAATGGCCAACATAGTTATCGGTTCTCGCCCCTTTACCGCTATACAGGGCAAACGATAGAGATTGCGATAGATAAGGCAATCGAAGATACCAATAGAAGGAAGAAAGAGGCACAAGACGATAGATGATAGCAGTGTATGGGATTATTTTCATTTATATTCTATATACTGAAAACTCCTATTAAATGAGTTGATGAAATGAAATCCTTTGAAACATGGGTTGAAGAAAATCAATTGAATGAAATTCCAGTCCCAGATCCTTCAAACGTATCAAGAATGGGATCGGCAATGGCGGGGACGGGAGCGAAGTTCGATTTGGGCGGATGCCACTTGCAACTTGTAGGGAACCAATTGCACATATCTCGCCGAGCGGGCGGTGCTGAAAATGTGGTGCTTTTAGCGCTATCTCCCCAGCAGGTTCAACAAATGACAGCCGAACTGGAACTTACATAAAAAATTTACAACGAGCATTTGAAACCGCCCAGTTAACACTACGGTCAAAGCGAGAATTACCGTTTTCGGTAATTGGTCTTGATGTTGACTTTCAAATTTCACCCACACCAACATTTTTAGATGGCGGGCAAGCGATAGCTTGCAGACAAAGGAAGTTTCTTGATTTTGAGCAAATGAGAACGGTGCTCAACAACATCGTAAATCAAGGCGGTAAGTTGTACATGTATAAATTGTACGAGCAAGACGAGTACGGTATGGACATGCATCTAACAGGGCGAAAAAGGTATTACCTGAGTTACGCTAATCGAACCCCAACAGTCGGTGAAGGAGATGGCAACACTCCTCGTAGCGTATGATGAAAACGGCGTCATCGGAAATGAAGGCCAAATCCCCTGGCACTTGCCAGGGGATTTGGCTCAGTTCAAAAAACGCACGATGGGGCAGGCTGTCATCATGGGCCGCAAGACTTGGGACAGCTTGCCAGAGAAACCCCTGCCCGCCCGACTTAACATCGTGCTCACACGTAATCCAGAGAAGTTCCTAGAGAGCCATGAGCTATCTGAGGAACTAGCTGTTCTCGACAATATCACAGACGCCATTGACGAAGCAGAGCAAAGAGACAAACACCCATACATCATCGGCGGCGCTCAAATCTACGAAGAGGCTTGGAAACATGGCCTTGTAGATACGATTATCGCAACCGAGGTAGAGGGTACACATGAGGGCGATACACACTTTCCGCTCTTAGAGGAAGGACACGCATGGATGTGTACAACCTTAGAGGAGCATGAAGGTTTCCAAATAGTCGAACACAAGCATTTTGATGCCGTGGCAGACGAGGTGTGGGACTTACGAGAAGAGGTTGTCCGGTTAAAGAAAGCACTGCGTAAAGCAAGAGCCCAGCTTGCCTCGTATACGAGGCAAGCTGGGCGGCGGTTTCGGGATGAATCGGACTACGTTCAATACCATGATGAAGAATACGAGAGGTAAATGATGGATTATCAAATAGTGACTTTAGATGAGCCTGGCGGAGAGATGATGCGAGATACTGATGTGTATGTCGTCACTGACAACACATTCTTGCCCAATCTTACCGTAAGTCAAACTGTGCTACATCCTGGGCAAAGCACAAAAGGTCATTCGCACGAACGGTTAGATGAGGTATACATTTTCATTAGTGGATTGGGATTCATGGAATTGGGTTCTCAGGATGTGGCCGAGGACACAATAACCGTGCGGCCTGGCGATATGATCTTCATTCGTGGTGGCGCTTTTTATCGAGTACACAATAAGGAAAGACGTATAACGCCCGGCAACGCAAAAGTAGATACTTACAAAAAGGATTTGGTATTCACCTGCATCTTTCAGAAGTATGAAAGAGAAGAAGCGGGCAAGCGAGAAGAGGAGGATAGACGAGTAGAAAAGAAAGTGAATGAGTACCTTGACAGTCTGACCGCAGAAACTTTTTCACCTATCCTGGATGGTAGTCGTGGTCACTTGAGGGCTCAGTTTCGCAAAGAAGTTAGAAAAGAAATGGCCGCAGAGGAGAAAGAGAAATGATGCGTGTCATCAATGGATTGCTTATTCTATCACTGGTGGTGGCTGGACTGGCCTTTGTGCACTTTGAATTCATCAAGCCTGGTCTGGAGGAGAATCGTCAGCTTCAAGAGCAGTTGGAATCCAGCACTGTCGAACAACAGATTCATCCTTCGCTTCCGTTGCGAAACCTGGAACGCATTGCCACCATGCCCGAAGATCGTGTTGCTCGGCGGGTAATTGACATGATGGTAGGGGAGACCGCCTTTGTTGCCAGAGGGGCTTTGGTGGTTGATGAGCCAAAGCGTTGTTGGCTTCATCCCCAAGCGGTAGCAGGGGCGACTATATCAGATCAGTCTCTAGTGACATTCATGCTCAAGATCACACGTGTAGCAGACGGGTTCGAGGTGGAGATCAACGATGCTTCAAAATACCGTTGGACACCTGAACTCAGTGTTCCTGCATCTTATTTTCCGGTGGTTAAGATAAGTAGCTATTAGGCTCCACCAGCCACCATACCAGTACCGATAAGGCCACCAGTTCCCAAAGCCTTTGCCCAACCAGGATGTTTCTTAGCAAACCCTCTCCACTTATCACCAAGTCCGCCAACAGCGCCTCGAATACCGGCTTGCCTACTAAGTGTTTTCGACCGACCCATTCGTTGGCCAAGTCGTTCAGCACCCCGGCCGACTGCGCCTAACAGTCCTTTTTCCTGACCTACGTCTTTTCCCCATGCTTGGACTTTTTGGACTACGCCGCCAGCCTTCATAGCATCAGTGTCGTGTCGATCTTGTAATTGTTTGTCAAGCTGTTCAGAACCTTGTCTCACCTGCTTTAAGAATTTTTGTATTATCTGTGCGCTTTGTACCCCTTTTGCTGTGTCAACGCCCATTGTTTGGGCTTGAGTAAGTGCTTGCGTAAGATCAGCAACAGCGTTGATCGCTTTTTCATACGCTGGGGTAATTTGATGTGCCTGACCTTTGCCAAACCATCCACGTATTCCTTTATCTGCACGTTGACCTAGCTTAGCGCCACCTACTGCACCGCCGACAGTTCCCATTGGGCCGAGAATAGAACCTAGGGCACCTCCGCCAACAGCGCCCACCATACTACCCACACCTTCTTGAATGTCAAGTTCAAGGATTTCTATGAGGTCATTGATGGGCTCTAAACTCAAGTTGTTGTCTACAATGTAGACCGCACATTCCCAGATGATACGATCAAGTTCTCGTTGCTCAAAGTAAGTTTGAAACGTGCTCATGTTATGATCCTTGCGAATTGAGTTGGGTGCCTACGATTTGTAATATTTGCTGAGCCTGCCTTACTTTTCCAAGCAGATCACCAGCATTAGGCATTTGTCCTCTCAGCACATCATGTAGTTGTTCTATTGCTTGGGCGGCTGTAGCGTGTGCCTGAGTGGTTGGATTGGTGTCGAACATCTCTGAGAGCGAGCGACGTTGGTAGTACTCATCGAAACTGATAGCCACGGTCATAGTATCTTATTTATGTATACCGGGCATTTTTACGATGGTTTGTTTTCCTTGTTTTAAGCGTTGGCAGCCAGCGATCATCTTGTCGGGGTATTCTTGATACTTGGGAAGTTCGATAGGCCACTTGTCATGTTCCTGTCGACGAGAACCAAGGACAATCGCATTACGATAGAACTGCTGAGCTTTTTCGTAATTGGCCAACCGGTGGTAGTAAATGTCACCGAGAAGACACCAAAATTCGGCCATCACTGGATTGACAGCCAAGCACTCCAAGATATGCTTCAGTGCTTGATTAGCATCCTTCTTGATATGACAAAGCACAATTGCTATATAGTACTTCATCATCAATGTGGACTTTCTCACTGCTCGTTCGGTGAAAAGGTACTTGGAAGCATAACCCAGAAAGTGATCCCAATCTTGTTGCGAAAGATAATGGAACGCTAGGTAGTAAGGCGGTTCGGGGCTAGCTGGTTGTTGCTGAGACCATTCTTTTAAGATGTCGATAGAGACACAGCGATCTCCATCTCCGTACAACATTCCACTCAAAACCTCAGCATCATCATCGTTGATATTAAGGTATTCGTAAATCGGATTTATGAATGAGATGTTGAGCGACTTGTGCCAAAGCCGTACCTCGTAGGAGACTGTATTGTTCTTCAGTATTGGCATGAAGTAAGCTGCCGGATCGCCATCCAAAACGGCTTTGATTCCCGCAGGATCGGTGACAATCTCCCAAGGCTCTAACACCATCTGCCATTCATACTCCGATTGATTGGACAGTCGGTTACGAAGTTCAGCAAAATTGCTGACCTGGCCGACATTGAAGACCTGCAAACCAAGACCTCGGCAGAGATCGCTAGAGCCATCTTCTGAACCGATATCCGCAATCAGAAATTCTGGACTTAGCGTAGCGAGTGAATCAAACGCCCGGCACACAGTCTGTATGTCGTTACGCACTAGTATCTGGCATGTCAGCATCTAATCTTCCCCAGGGAGCAGACGGTAGTTCATCGAACACTTCCTTTAGTAAGAAAGTAAAAGCGTTTGCTTCATCGTGCTTACCTAGCTTTTCGTAATAGGTACGTAGATCACGATAAGGCTTGGGGGCGTGCGGGTTGTCGAGTAGAGCTTTGTAAAGTGCCGATATTTCCATTTTCACATAATAGACTGAAATTCCGACAAGATTTGACAAAAAAAATGACTTTGCTGCACACATACACTAGATGGGGTTTTCTGCTTCAATTTCAACAGCGGCTTTCTAGTATAAGGGTGGCTATGGCGAATGAATACATTATTAACTCAAAGCTCGAAGAAACCATTGCTAGGTTTCAGCAAGCCAAGTTGAGACGGTCTGAAAGTCGAGAGTTTCAGCAGGAATACGATAAGTTACAGGAACAGCTAGCGTATTTCTTTTACGAGCTATCCGAGAACATCATCAAGGCTTTCAATTTCAAGCTGATCGATTATGACGACGCCCTCCAAGAGGGCGTTTTAATTGCTCTACAGAAAGTTGACAGGTTCGATCACAATTACATTGGCAAGAATGGTAAGAAGGCAAAAGCCTTCAACTACATGACAACTTGTATCCTGAATCACTTTCGCCAACTCTATCGTGGCGCTAAAAACCATTACGAGCTACAACGCAAATACTATGACCACCTCATTGACAAGTTGGATTATGTAATGCGTGATTGGGGAACGAACGGACAGACTAGAGCGACGTACAAACAAGTTACGCAACGACGTGATGGTAACTTTAGAATGTGATGCGCTATTTGCGCTTTTTAGGTGGGTTTATCTAAAGATATGAAGTTCATCAGACGATACCATACATATCCGACACACGAACGTGAGAGGAGGAAGGTGACTGAGTTTATTCGTGAGCTAGAGATAAAAGAGCTAATAGATAAGCTAGTTCAGCATGGTCATGGGGATATTGTTAACGCCTTCTTGTTGAATGATACCAAATGCTACACAAAGAAGGGTCGCTTAAACAAGAGCGGTGCTTGCCGTGTCCTAGATTTCAAGCCCAAACAACTTGACGATACATTTGCCCTTATGCGCAAGTTGCTTGAGCCTGATTTATGCGAAGAAGAGAGTTAGTTATTCTAGGTAAGCCCGATCATACCGCAAACTAATCTCCAAGAGAACTATCGACATGTCACCCATATCAAGGTCGCCGAAGTTGACCTCACGGGGGTAGCAGTTTTCAAACTTCCATTTTTCGGTGACTTTACCGCAGCCGTCGTACATGCACAAGACCGCATTTCGCTTAAAGAAGTCACCTCCATGTAAATTCGGGTCAAATACTGGTTTCCACTCTTCCCCTCCCTCCGGTTTGGGGTCGTAGGCTTGCTTCACCCACTCAAAGACTTTATTTTCGTTCGGACGAGTGTCATATAGTGTAAGTTGTAATGGCTTCCAATCTCCCATCACTGGATAGAAGATGTGTTGTACCAAATGCGAGACTTGCTGTTCTTTGAACTCCAATTGGGGACGAGCGGCTTTCAAAGGTGGCAAAGCATTGGAAACACCAGAAACGCCTTCGATTTGCAAGAGCCAACGGTTCTTAACTTTCGGGAAGCAGGCACCCATGCCTTCTAACCCAAAATCCAAGCCCATATTGTCTCTATCGGTACATGTCGGATAGGTCGGTGGCGGCATCTACAAACATCCTTCGCAGCATGGTGAGGGATCGACTCCACCGCATCCTACGATGTACTTAACTTGTGAGTATCGTAAAGTCATTTCGATATCGGCGATATTGGAAGAGCTATAATCTAGGTCGTTAAAGTTAACAGCCTGTGGCCAGGCATCTAGTAAGGTCCAGATTTCCATCACCGTGCCGCAGCCATCATACATGGTGAGCGTGGCTTTGCCGCTGAACCCTGTTCTTTTAGATGACATCTTCTTCGATGTCGGTTCGTTGAAATCATACACGGCAAGCAGCCACGAGAGAACCTGGACTCCATTACCTTTGTTGGAGTCCAGGAACGTCACGGTAACTGGTTCCCAGGTTGCCTTGCCGGGTATCCACGTTCTGTCGTTTAGGAAGTTTATCTCGATCTCTTCAAACGAGATACTAGGACGTGCTGCGACCTTGACAAAGTGTGGGTCAATTCGGAAGGAACAGTCATAGCCCTCTACCTCAAACGTCCACCTGAATTTAGTCTTGAAGACAGTTTGAGGATCACCTATACCGACAGAGCCGATACCCATGCCTTGAGAAGCGGGGTTAAAGCCTGCCATGTACGTCCTCAACAGTGTGTAATCGACATCTACGTACTCTCGTCTTAGATCAATCCATCGTTTCCAGTTGTTGACTTCTTTCACCAGGTACGTACATTTCCGCTTATACTACGCAGCTAAAACTAAGCTGCTCGTTTCCACTTTGGCTCGATTCCTACTACGTGCAAGGGAAACAGCACGGGGTGTATTCCCATTTCGGACAGTAGTGCTCGAAGTGTACCTGCGAGTACCTAAGCGTTAGCTCAATGTCGACGGTGTCGGATGAACTGTAGTCTAGGTCGCCAAAGTTAATGGCTTGCGGCCACGCATCCTCGAATACCCATACTTCTAGCAATTCACCACAACCATCCCATAACTTCAAAGTGGCTTCACCAGCGTAGTTAATACGCTTACTGTTCATGTACTTGCGGGTTGGCCTTGTGAAGTCAAAGACATTGGTGAGCCAGTCATACAAACCTAGGTTGCCACCAGCGGCGTCACCTGATAGATGTCCTGCGACATCCATATACGTGACCGTGATGGCTTCCCAGCTTGCTTTTCCTGGAATCCATGTCTTATCATTGAGGAAGTTAATTTCTGTTTCCTCGAATGACAGGTTAGGTCGGGCCGCTACTTTAACAAAGTAAGGCGGGACACTAAATTGACAATCACCTGTGCCCAAAATCTCTAGCGTCCAACGGAACTTCCGTTTGTAAACTACTTGGGGATCACCAACACCAACTGGTCCGATGCCCATACCTTGCGAGTTGGGATCAAAACCTGAGTAACCAGACATAGTTGGCATAATCAATCTCTCCTATCGGTTATGTTTAGTTGGTCGTTAAAAAGTATCAGCGTTTTCGCTGAACGAACCAGTGCGGTGAATCGAGAAGTCGATAAAGATGAATTCGACTGCTCGGGTTGGTTGAACACCAATTCTCGCCCGCAACTCGTTCCTATCGATTACATCGGGCGGATTCAACTCTTCATCACATTGGACTCGATAATCCGTGAGTCCTCTCTTGCCCTTGACTTCTTCCAAAACCAGTTCAGCCATGTCGACGAACTGTTGTCGCAAGATATCATCGTGGGGCTCGAAGAGGAGCAAACGACTTCGGCGAGCGATCTGTTTCTCAATGTAGATCATCATACGACGCACATTGACACGATCCAAAGCGGTCGGTCGTCGTTGTAGCGTCTTCTGGCCGAAGACCACGAAATCCTGAATGTCACTGAATTGCACAATTGGGTTAACAGCGTTCCTGTTTCCATACATCTGGTCTCGTTCTTCGAGGCTAGGTCGTGAAAACACATCTGAGATGTTAGGAACGATACCACGGGTTAAACCAGCGGGAGCAAACCACGGGGCTGATAGGTCATCAGATCGTGCATAGACAGCTAGAACCGAACCAGACGGTGGAACCCACACATCAATTCGGTTGGTTGTGTCACGGTATCTCAACCACGGCCAATACATCGCACCAAAGTCATTATCGAATCGGGTCAGGTTGAGTGGGTGCACACCGTTCTGCCAGTCCACAATCTCATTGACCGTGAGCCCAAACGGTGGGTCGACGATAGTGAAGCAATCCATTCGCACGTCCCGGCACATTCGCAACTGTTCTACAATGACATCAGTTGACGCATGGCCTGGGCAGCAGAGAATATCAATATCGACTTGCTCTGGGTCGGACAAAGACCACATACCAGTCATACCCAGTTCGTTTCCGATAATTAGCGCATCCTGTTCTTCGGGATCAGAAGGGATGCCGTCGCTGCCACCAGAAAGATCATAGGTGCCAGCTACCGGGCTTGCTGGGTTAGCTGTGTTGTCCGTTACACGAATGAAGTCACTCACGAGTGACATGTACGATTCAACATAGAATCGGCTTGTATCATCCTTAGTCAGGCCACCCCATGCTTCAACTTCAGCACCATTGCTAAAGATATTGAATTGGAATGTGCCATCTAGCGAGTTGTTTTCAATAACAACTTGCGTTTCATTGCCTTCAATGCCAGGCGAGTCAGCGTCGAGGGTGAAGCTAATACCACCCGAACCTTCGGCCAAACCATTAGCTCGACCGACAGTATGAATGTCAGCATCACCAGTGGCTCCGATTGGGCTAACGCCTTCGGCGGTAATGTTAGCCAAACCAAAAATGGTATCGGCTGTGCTGGCTACCTTGACAAGCAGCTTAGAATCACGTCCAAAAGTGTCTGTCGTCAAAACCAAGTTCCCAGCACCTGTTGCCGAGGCAGTAAAGCCTTGGGCCTGGGAGTTGATTTCAAGTACGATGTCGGCAATAGCGGCATCCGTGTCTTCCAAGTCAGCGAGGTCGATGACTTGAACAATATCGTCAATCAATACGTTGTCCGTACCTTCCATGACGACTTGCAAGTTCAAATCAGCCAAGCCAGTGAAGTCATACTGCCCATCCGTCTGATATGCAGTATTTGGATATTTGGTCGCCGTTCCGGTGACTGACGCCTGCTCCATTCCTGTACCAAGGCCGCTCACATTGCCACCGGCAACGGAGTCACCGTACATAGAACCAGAGACAGAAACCATTTCGAGTTCGGCGTCTGGACCATAAGCCCATGTTGTCCGCACGGCGATCTTGTCCCCGGTAGAGTTGTAGAACTCAATTCCGTCAATGTCGGAGTCAAGCTGGTCATTCAACTCTGTTACGAGTTCGTCAGTTGTGTAAGTATCCGCCAGGACAACCAAGGTCTTGCTCGAAAGCCTTGTGTTAAGTCTCCATCGGAAGAATGCACTATCGGAAAACGTATAGGGTCCAGCCGTATCCGACTCGATCTGTACAGTCGAGCCAGACGCAGAAACGTCCACACTCGCCGTTTGTGCTTGCTCGTCACTTACCGGGCTTTCGTCAGCTACACGCACAACGTACAGTTCGTTTGCCACAAGCAGATACTGCTCGCAAGCATAGATGAGGTACGGGTCGCTCTCATCAGGATGAGGATACCCAAACGTGCGGTGTAGTTCTCGTCTTGTTTGAATTAGCGTTGGTAAATTGATCGGGCCTTTACTGGCGAAGCCAACAAGTCCTGCCCGGTGTGGACTTGGGTTCGGCAGAATCAGACTCAAATCAGTTTCCTTGATCCGAACACTAGGGCTAATTGTATTGCTCGGTGGAAATCCCCTTAGAAGCGGCATGTTATCTCTCCTTCTTGTGGGCTTCTTCGTTACTCTGTATTTGTCTGGTCGTTAATAGTCCCCATTTGACATTTCGGTCTAAATACTCACTCACTACTCGCTCGTCTTCGAGTAGAACCGTCTTACGTCCTGGGATATTAAGAACTGTCATGGCCTTAGCGTGTTCTCGCCTGTCGGAAAACGACCTAACTACCAATTGCACTGGGCCAGGCGTTTTGTTTCGGACTTCAATCATATATCCTCTCCTACAGCTTCTTCTATTCTTGCTATAACGTTTGCCACGTCTTGGTCAGTAATACTGTCCAAAATCTCAGTTCTTGTCTTTAGTACGGCCTTTCGCCTCACTATTGGCTGAGGTATATATGACTCAGCCGTTAAGTTAATTTGGAACTTAAACACACGTTTGTTCGTGTCCCCAGGTTCTGTATCTACGTTATTACTAACCGAGTCGATCCTAACCGTACTTTCCCAGTTGGTAACACCATGTATCCTTATATACGCAAGTGGACTAAATTTCGTAGCGATCTGTTCTAGTATTTGATTCATATCTTCCCAGAACATTGTCCAGATAGTTAACGTATATCCTAGATCAACAGGAATCCCTCGTGTCATACCAAGCACTGTGTCGTGCTCGTGTTTCCATTCCCTGTGTGTCCAACTAGGCGACCCGCCAATCATGCCAACAGGATGACCTTGATCGTTGTATCGTTGAACGCCACGTTTGTAATCAACTGCCTTGTGATAGATGTATCGCTCACGAGGAAAACTGTAATCAGAAGTGTAGATGGACATCATCGGTAGGATGATGCGATCTGCTACCCCGGTGTTATCCTTTCGCACATTGGTTTGAAGAATGACTGCAACGGCCCGCTCTTGAGAACCCCACACAATTGGGACACGGAACACCTTGCCTCGCTCGTCTGCTACATTGACGTTTTGGAAGAGCTTCCAAACCGATTCATCAATAGCACGATATCCCTTCGAGTATCTGTAGATCACAGATCGATCTGGTGGCAACTTCGGAGCATCTACCTCCTCGAATATTGTGCCTCTTAACATCGGATCACAATAATTCGGTTCGCCTAATCCTTCCTGGAGAGCCATCAAATCAGCATCAAGACCTTCAAATGAAGCGTTCGGAGCATGATGAAGATTCTCAAGTCCTTCACACGACCTAAACTGCGCAACATCTTCACAGTTCTGTGCATGTGGCTCTTTCACATTTCGATCTGACTGACGAGGTTCAGCACATTCGTTCAGTGATTTCTCAGGCATTTTTCTCCTTTACAGAAGGTATTTATCGCCCCAACATTAAAACTCAATGTTATTAACATCATTGGAGATATGGCATGATCCTAGAACACGACGGTGAGATCGTAAAAGACCTAAGATTTGACGAAACGCTCTGCAACGTGAGCAATGATCCTCAAGCGTGGCAATTCAAAGAGGTTTACGATGCTGCCACACTTGGGTTCGAGATTGTCTGGCCTTATGACGATTGGATAGTGACTAAGAACTCACTTAAATTTTCGCCCGAGGTAAACTGTCAAGTAATGTCTGACAAGTTGTTCGCTATACGCTTTCCTTCACACGTACGTGTGAAGGAAAGCTACAACCTAATGATCTTTCCACACCACACTTGTTTCTTTGCAATGAGTTCCTGGGGAACACACGACACACCAATCGCCATCCCACAAATAATAGAAGCCGACTGGTGGCCGGGGCATCTACAGGTTGTCTTTGTGAGGCGAAAGGCGAAGTTCGAGAAGGGAAGACCTATTGCGCAGGGTTTGGTCATTCCTAGGCGAGACATATCATTGAAGGAGATGGATAAAGACCGGAAGGAGCAACTAAAGGCTTCTTGGGAATTCATTCAACATCACAAGGACGAACTCATTACACGTAAAGTTGAGATTGATAACTTCGCCACACAAGACAACCTTTACGCTAGGCTTTCGCAACTGAACAGTTCTGGTTTATTGCCTCCTCAAATCAAAGAGCGAAAAAACGAACCTAGCTTGAGGTTGTCATGGAAGTAGGACTAGGGCTTCACAGATTCCCTCAGTTGCGTCCTCCCACTATTAACGGCCAACACATTCCGCCGAATTACAGAGTAAGTACGCACATTGTAGAACGGTTCCCGATATTAAGATTGACGCCACGTTGCTTCTTTAGTGATCTCCATCCTATCCCAAGGATCAGGTATAGAGACAATAGAATCAGTCAATATCGAACGACGGGCTAGGATCGGTGTCGTGCGTCACTCGGCCTTCCCCGGTTGTCAACGACTCTTGGAATCGTTGACAATGAATTTCGATGCGGTACACCTTCCATCTGTGGAAGTCACCAAGTTTACGATCAATGATCTCCCAATGCTCCTTCAGGTGCGGAGTGAAAATACGAGAGCCAATGATTGGAAGATGGTCTAGCTTGTCGATGGTATCCTGGTAGTTTGTACTGAACACCATAGTGTCCGGTCCATCAATACCAAACAAGCCTTGCTCGAACTGGCTTGGGATTGGGTCATATACGCCCCAAATTTCGACGGGGTGTTGTGACCAGAGCTTATCTCTGCTCTCAAGGTACAACTTGTCAATGTTAGTGATGAATACTTCATAGTACAACAAAGGCGTTCCTCCTGCACGAATTGCTTCTTGGTCCCAAAGATTGAACAAGTCGTGCGAAGGACTGTCTGGGATTAACTGACTCAATTCACCAGTGAGTTTATAGACTGTGCCGTCTTTGTTATACAGTGCCATGATTACGCCAACTCAATACCTGGAGTGATAGCGATCTGTCCTCCACCACTTGGTAGCAAGAATGGGGCGGCGTCAAAACGTTCAGACCACAACAGGTTTGTGCTCGCATTGTCAGTGACATAATAACCATACACATCTGCGGTACCCGCAAAACTGAATACCTGTTGGGCGTACGAAGCTGTAGTCGTACCTGCTGCCGTAGCCACGGTCCACGATGCGCCGGTTAGTGTGGCAGCGGTGTAAGATGAATCGGCCGCTTCGTCGCCGCTGTAATCGCCAATAATGTCATCCTCAGCAGGCGTAATGTCCGAAACGAATAAATGCATTTTCACGTCTGTAGGCGCTGTGTGGTTAAGCATGTACTTCAGTAACAGCACTTCGCCAACATCTGGGCAAACAATTGTCATTCTCTGACAACCTTTCTTATTTGGTAGTTTCTAGTCTATCTATCTAGGTATGAAGTGTTTTTGAAAGGTCGGTAAATGCCACTACGAAGAAAAGACGGTAGCCTTTATCGTTTACGAGGGCCAAACAAGCTCTTGTTGCAACAAAACTTCTGGCACGATGATGAACCTATTCGGGTTCTCAACTTCAATCAGCTTGCGAAAGCGATCATTGATATCGATGCGCCGAAAAGGATTCCTGTTAAAAAAGAGGAAGCCCCAACAACGAAAGAAGGGATCGACCGTATTATTGATTCAATAGACGAAATATCGAGTGTCGTGTTGGAAGAACCGGAGATAAAGCCACCGAAACCGAAACCGAAACCAGAGCCAAAAAAAGAACCAGAGGCGGCAACCAACGAACCCATTGTTCCGAGCAGCTTCCGTCAGTTAGATCGTCAATTATTGTACTGCCTGCCAGCAAAAGTAACGAAGTATAAAGATGAACTGTACGGAGACGAAATAGTCAGATTAGAATACGAAGACCCATTCCGGTTCCAAGGCACGATTGCATCTTCTTCTGACACCAACATAGTCTATTGGACAACTGTTCCGCATGTAACCGAACGATCCATTATCTACCATTCTTCTCGGTATCGATGGTGGAAAGTTGATAAGGTCTTGCCTGATCCTATGGGAGATGGAACTGTTTTGCGGTGCATTCCATCTGATTTGAAACCCGATTTCAGCCACTCTTAGTTCAAAGAAGGTGGAGAAATCTTCACATTCATACCACGGTTGTGCATAACCTCGTTAACGCCATCAATAGCCTTCTGATAACCAGCGCCGTATACTTTGCCCAGTAGATTTATCACGTTCTTAGCATCGGTTTCAGTGACAAGACTATGCGCAATACGATCTGCAATTTCATCCAAGTCTGTTGTGTATGCACCCGCACCGACCATTTCAAAGAGGTACTTCTTAATTGCTCTGCCGTAAGGATTCAGATGTGGTAGTTGCATAGTTCACCTACGCATAATGTAGTTTGCGTTCCTATATATCTGTGCTATGACTACTTCATGCCCACAACAAATGCGATTAAGCATCACAGCTACTACGAAAAATACCGAGCCATGTGGCTCTGGGAACATAAACTGCACTGATTTGAATCCCGTAGGATGTCAGTGCAATGAATCGATTATTGGCCCTCGCAACAATCGTGAGAACGTGCGAGGGCAACTTCACGATTATATCTTGGCAAAGCTAGGTGCACCTGCGATAGAACTCGAACTGGATGAACAGCAACTCGATATTTCCATTGATGAAGCACTAGATGTCTGGGAAGACTACGCCCCAAGGGACTTCTACCAATATTACACATTCACAACTATCCCTGGTACAAGCGTTTATCAAATGCCACCCGAAATAGGACATATCAGACAAGTGTACTATAAGGAAATGGCACAGTTCGCTTTCCAATCAACAGACCTAGACGGGGCAATTCCAGTTGAGTACTTCTACCCAGGTGGTGCGTACACAAGTATCCAAGGCGGCCTCATAGACCCCATTCAACCTATCTGGGGACGCATGGGAGAATGGGCGTTATACAAGCAGTACGAACAAATGTACTCAAAATTGTCTTCTAACCTTGGCGGTTGGGAGTGGGTTGGCGGCCGGAACACAATTAAACTCTACCCAATACCATGTAAACCACAAACAGTCATTGTCCACTACCTACAGAAGTGTAAAGACTGGGAGTGTAACTACCAGTCTATTCGTGAAGGTGCTTTGGCTTCGGCTATGATGATGGTGGGTGAGATTCGCAGCAAGTTCCAAACAATCCCTGGGCCTATGGGTGGCACGGTATTAAATGGCCAAGATATCTTGCAGCGAGGGAAAGAGATGTGGGACAGATGGGAAGAGCGGCTAATAGATAGGTACGGCGATATCTTAATGATCCTTGTAGGTTAGACTATGGACTTTTATCAACTCGACGAAGCAACAACCAGATACAGTGTTGAAGTTAACTACCGCACTAATCTCAAAGAAGTGAAGGAAGGCTTCGCTAAAATGGTGCTGGGTTACGTAAGCGCCGCTTTGAAAGAGCGAGGCTTTCATGTGAAGAAGTATCTCGGAGAACATCCATATCGCCTCATCGTGTCTGCCCGCAACTGGGTAGATGGCGAGTGGGTACTGGTCGTGTCGTTCTATCCCAAGGAAGACTGTTTTGTCCTCTCCAAAGGCTTCTTCAACAAAGACCGAGATACCGTAACTGTCCAATCTAGCGAGCGATGCAAGGACGATTCCGCCGCCGATATCTTCCGCACAGTATTTAACAAGATGTCTAAACTGAAGGACGAACCAGATCACCACGTAGGTGGCTTGAAAGGCGTCAAAGGCAAAACAGGCCCCAAGAAGGGGTCAATGAGACCAACGCAGAGCTTTGAGAATCTTGCGAAATTCTTAAAACCATCACGTGAAGAGAAAATTGGAATGTGATAATGAAACCAATCAATTTTGAGCAATGGCTGCTAGAAAACACTGACGTTCAGATTTGCCCTACTTGCACATATCCTTTTAGTGGTGATGCCTGCCCAAACCCAGCGTGTGCCGCTAATCCTGACATTCCAGATGATGTCAAAGCGGCGCAAGCAGCAAAAGCTGATAAAGCGAGAGCGGAACAAGAAGAACGAGATAGAGTGGATAGAATTAAACGTAGAATGATGTACACACGATTCCGGCAATAGGCAAAGATGTGGCACCGTATTGGCAAAAGTGGAGAAAAGGTCTGGGGTAAGCGAGGCGCAGGGTTCGCCTTTTCAGAAGGAGAGCATCTTCTACTACTCAGACGAAGTGATAAGAAAGGCAAAGGCGACCCGTGGAGCAAAACGTGGAGCTTTCCTGGTGGCAGATCAGAAGAAGACGAAACTCTGTTGGGTACTGCTCAACGAGAAACTAGGGAGGAAATTGGGAAGCTCCCTAATGGTCGGCGTCTCTCCCACATCGATTCTCAAAACGGGCGACACCTCTTCCGTACATACATCTGTAAAGTCCCTCACCGGTTCTCGTGCGATCTCAGTGACGAGCATGATGCTTATCGATGGTTCCATTTGAACGATCTTCGGGAAGTCAATCTTCATAAGAAGACCAGAGAGACGATAGATGACGTTGTGCGCATAATCGTAAACCGCACCGGAGGGAATACACATAACGAGTCCTATATGTCAGGATTTGCGGAATACGTTAGCCTACAAGAAGTAGGCGGAGCAACCGCTGATTTGTGGGCTGGTTATCATAAGGGTGTTGATTACCAGATTGAAGGCGACCCTAGTTCAATGTACCCACAAAGAAGAGAACGTCGTAGGAAGCGCCGTCGGTCAAGAAAGTAGTTCTCGCACTCCGCCAAGCACTCGTTCACTGATACCTTTTACTCTCTTAATATCTTCTACGCTGGCGAACGGGGCAGCCTCTATAAGTCGTTGAGCTAACTTTTCACCCACACCCGATACTTGCATCCATTCCTCAACCGACCAGTGATTGAACGCCACATCCACTTCGGGTGATGTTGTGCCGCCCTCTTCGTTCGGTTCGCAGTTCATTAACTCTTCTCGCTGCTGTAGAAAGTTTGGTCGTGCAAGTCTATAGTTAGCTTTAGCCCAGCTTTCAAAGCTCTGAAGTTCTGTCATACCTTACTCCGCTTAATTCCGGCCCACTTGGTACAAGTATCTACGTACACGTCGATACTTTCACCTGCATCGCCCCAAAAACCTGGCAATCGTTCAGCGGTGAGTTTGCCTTCTTTTAGGAAACACATATTCAAGTCAGTGATCTCCAATTCACCACGTTGAGATAACCTGAGTTTTTGAATATGGTTCCAAACGGTCGGCTTGTACATGTAAAGGCCGGTAGCGATAGTATTTGCTTTTGGCTTTTCCGGCTTCTCTTCAATACTCAATACGTCATACCCATCGCTCTTTTTCTTACCAAGCTCAACAACACCATACCATTCCGGGCGCTCAACCTCCTTGACGAAGATTTTGCAACCAGTCCTAGAAGACTCAAAAGCCTTGATCGAATCGGCAAAAGAATCTTCAAAGATGTTATCAGCCAGGACCACAGCGATAGGCGCATCTGCCGCCCAGTCTTCCGCTAGTTTCAGAGCATGGGCGATGCCTTTTGCCTCGGATTGGTAAGCATAATTCAGTCGCCGCAAACCAAACTCTTCGCCATTGCCCAGAATCTTGAGAAAGTAGCCAGCCGAGTTGCCCCCAACTACCAGTAGAATGTCCTCGATTCCACTGTCGACCAGCGTCTGAATGGGCCAGTAGACCATTGGCCGGTCGTAAACGGGTAATAGGGATTTGTTCGTCACCTTTGTGAGGGGATGAAGGCGTGTCCCCATTCCGCCTGCAAGTACGATTCCTAACATGCTTTAAGGGAGTACAGCCGACGGAAAAATTGACCTTGAGCGAGATTCTAATCCGAGGTATCTTTTTCCGTACCAACCCTTTCCCCTAATCACAGGAGCTTCGATCATGCTAGCATCACTATTGCTAGTAACCACCTTAGCGGCTGGCGGCTTGACCGCTGACGACGTAGACGAACTGAGGATTATCAACGCCCTCTTCGTCGAAGCGGAAAAACTGGAAGAGAAAGGTGCACCGGTCCTCACGGAACAGGGCAAACAAGCTCTGCTTGCTCGTGCTAGCGGAATTGCTGGCGAGGAATTAGATCGAGAGAGGCTAGAGGAGCTTTCGACGACTTTCTGGGGTCGAGTGACGGGGTTCTTCACGTTCATTAACATCATATGGGTAACGGCCGCTGTGATCGGGGTGATAGCGATCATGTGGTTGTTCGGTATCTATTTCTTGCAGCTTATTATCTCCATTCCTGCGCAAGTATGGGAGGTCGCTATTTGGCTCGCCTGTATTGGCCTTGTTACCCTTGGGTTGCGCAGCACGGACCAAACTTACGCTTTGTGGTATGTCTTTCCCGCTTGTCTCGGCATGATCGGCGCTATGATCTTGTCCCACCACATTCACATTAAGCCGGTGATCCAGAAGCGACGTAGATACGACGAAGATGAGGACATTTCACCGCACGCTTTTGTATTGGGGGCGATATGGGCACTGGTGGCTATCCTCTTCGATAGCCAACTGATCGGCTTCATTTCGGTCGGGGCGTTTATGACGGCCGCAGGATTCTTTGCAGGTATGTACCCGATGTGTATTTGTCTAGGATTTCAAAAAGAAGACAACGGCATCGTGGCGACAGTCATTGCGGGAGCGGTTTGGGTATTATATCTCGTACTCGGCTTGTGTTGCCCCGATCTGCCAGAGTACCAACCGTTCGTGCCAGGACTCGCTTTCCTGGGAACGTTCTGTTATTTCCTTGGCTTACTCATCATCAGCAACAAATGGTACCTCAAGTACGTGTATAATGCGCTCGATCACTACGTGCCTTTACAAGTTGTCGTCGTGATCTCCGGTATAGCGGCCTTGTACTTCGGCACTGCGATTGGATCAGCGGCCGTCGTGGGAGTTGGCGGCACCTTCTTCTACATTTGGCTGTTGCAAAAGTATTTCGAGATCGTCGCCACAGCTAGAATTCATGCTGCCTGGGCCATGTTGTTCCTGGCCGGAATTCTTTACTTCATGGCCTGGCACGCATCGAAGAACCCGGAGTACTTCATTTTCATGGCGAACAACTAGAGAGGAAGGGAGCAGATGCAACGCCTCTTCGCAGTCTTTCTACTGTTTGTGACTATGGCGACTTGGCTTTTTGGCGTTCTCTGCAACTGGAGAACGTGGGTGGTGATAGCCAGTGCAGTCTGGTTGACGATCTTGACTTACCACATCGGTTTTCTTTTTTGGGTTTTTATCTGGCTCGGTCTATTCATCGGCATGGTCTTGCTACTGGTTGTACCGATAGCCATGAACATTAGGCTACGCACAGAGACCTATCCGAAGGATGAAGAGGCCATTTAGCCATCGCCCGCATCCAGACGACGGTGCAACCCGTTCTTACCTTCTTCGACGGCAAGGAGCAACTGCGATTCCCTCTCCAAGGCTGTGGTCATCGCTTCCCAGTCTTTGGCCGCCGAGCCATCCATCAAACGACGAGCACCGGTGAGGATGGCACGTAGACGGCGAGGATCATTGGTGTTTTCCTGCTCCATGATCTCCATCGCCTTCGTCACCCATCTCTCATTCCCATTGTGCTGTCGTACTTCACGCAGTCCGATCAGTCGCAGCACATCAGGGCTAGGGCGGGGGAAGAAGATTTTTTGAGACAAACGAGACGCCAAGGCTCCGTCGTGAAACTTCTTGAACTTGGGTAGGTTGTTAACCGTGAACATCACCAATGCCTGGTAAGGCACTTCTTCCCTGCCCCTGGTGGCCGTTGCCTTGCGAACACAGGCCGAGACATTGCAGATATCGATGAACGGTGACAACTTATCTGGGTCCGCTTTGTCCCCCTCTTCCACAATGATGAGGGAAGGCTTAGGATCAGCTTCCAATAAGACGTTCTCGAAACCCGCTTTCGTGGTCTGGCTGGCGGTGAACCTCATAACGGCCCCGTCTGGCGAATGCTCCGCAACCATTTCGTAAATCCGTTCACATACCGTAGTCTTACCCGATCCCGGCTGACCATAGTACATGATATGGGATCGCTCTAAGTAACCACTCCGCACAAAGGCACTGAGAGAATCCCAAGTCAGACGAAGCTGGGGATCGAGGCCGTAGATATCCGCCTCAAAGTAAGGTTCCCACTCGGGAGGAAGAAGGATGTGTGCTGTTTCGGCCCGCCCACCCGCTTGCAGCATCGCACGGGCTTCCTCTAGGTTAAAGTCATGGCCCCCTGGCCCGGTTGCCTTGACAACCGACCATCCTCTCGACTTAGTTCCGGCGAATTTAGCCATCATGCCAGCGAGACGTTGCGCTCGATGAATCAACTGTGCGAGGCTATCGAACTTCGCAATCGTGTAGCGGAAATTGACCTTGCCGGTACAGATTTTCTTGAAGACACCTCCAGCCCCACTTTGCGTAACTCTGGGACGTGTTACCTCGTGGGACCAACCTGGCGTATTCCGAGTGGCGTCTTCGGCAATGGAATGGAGTTGCGCCCCGGCCGCATCGCCCGGCGACTTGGCGTACACCTTTTCCAGAGTGACGGTTAATAAGAACGTCTCGCCGACCTTGACCGTCGCCCCGCCACTCTCATGTTGCGGAATCTGGGCAACACCGGCCGCCTTCTTCTTGACGGGTCGATGTGCGGACTTCTTTACGATCTTCTTCTTGGCCACGGTTGGCTCCCCTTGGCAAACAATCTGCGTACTCTAAGTATAGCATAGACACCGTTCCGGGGAAACAGGTTCTCTGCCTACGCAACTTATTCCGCAGCTTGGACTTGCGGCAATTTGAAGAATCGCTGAACCAATTTAACGCAGTACTGGAATCCTTCGCTCTCCTTGGGCATGAATTCCGGGTGATACTGCATCCCGAGGGCCTTGGTTTTTGGGTACCACACCACATCGTGCTCTCGGTCAGGTTCGTATTCGACGCCTGGCGGGCCTTGATAGCACGCCGAACGTCTCGGCTCGGCCCAAGCGATTGGTACGGCGTCGTCGGGAGGGAGTTGCATCTGGTGATGTGTGGAAGAGACTTCAATAAGGCGACCGTCGTCAGTGAGTATCTTGTGATAGCCGCCATGCCCAGTAATATGTTGTGCGAGCTTGCCGCCACTCATGGCACAAATGAATTGACTACCACGGCAGATGCCCGCAATGGGGATGCCTAGCCGTACGGCTGCCCGAAACACTTCGGCCTCGAACTTGTCACGCTTAGGATCATTGTATGTTCTCTCGTTTGCTTCTTCTCCGTATAGCGAAGGGGTCACGTCTGACCCGCCTGTGAAAACTACTAGCGCAATCTCGTCTCTAGTGTCCTCGTCCGCTAAGGCTAAAGCACGAATATGGCGTTCGCCGAACGTCTGGAATGGCAAGTAATACGACGCACCACAATCGGCGTTGTCGTTGACCATCAGTATCTTGCTACCCATCACAGCCTCACTCAGTTATGTGGATGACTTCGACTTGCCTGGTGTCTACAATGTCGTCGGCTGTCTCGATAGTTCGATCTGGGCCGAGCGACCGCACCTGTAGATACTCGGCAAGACTGTCGGCGAAGTAGGTGTACCGAAGGTTGTTGTTCCAGGAATCAACACAGGGAATCTCTCCGCTGTTTTCGTCGTTGAACCTGGCTAGGCCACCGTTCGCCGTGTTCTGCGATTCAAGACGTGTGGCCCATTCGGAAACAAGTAATGTGGCTTCGTTGTAGTTCTCTTCCGCCCTCCGAGTACGGCTATTGGTGTCCCAGATTATCAACCCGATGAGACCACCAAACATACAGATGACGGGGATGGTAATGAAGAGAAACCCCCACTCCTCCATGAATGAATGCTTACGATCAGATGTGTATGAGTATGGCATGGGACCACTCCTGATACAAAAAAAGCGGCAACGTACACGTTACCGCTTAATCGTAGTCTCCCATCAGAACTACGCAATATCAGATTATCGTCGGTTTTATCATAAAACCTTTAGATGATTTCGATGCCGTCGAGAGGGTTCTCGTTCAGCAACACGTCCGGTTGTGGTTCTTCCTTCTGAGGCTGCGTTTCGTTGAGTTTTTGCTGTTGCTTTTCGGGTTTCTGTTCCACAAACTCTACCGTACCCTCATTGGTCACAATAGGAGGTTGCTCTGTGATTAGCTTGTCAGCCATCGGTTGCTCCGTTGATTCGTTAATAGGTTGCACCTGGGCTACAGAGGGGGACTCAATAATCTTTACGAGCCGCAATTCGTTGCTCTGCACCATGAACATATAGTAGTTATCTCCGACAAATTCCTCGTTAACTGCAACTTTGCTAGTGCCTGACTTAGTTGGGCGTGGTAAAAAGAGGTCTCCGCTTGTGTTGTTGCGGAAGACGAATACGCCGTCGCCGCTCAGTGCGGACTTCCGTTTCTGAGCACGGAGAACATTTTTCTCGTATTTGTTCAGTCTCATATTGCCTCATGTTTTTGCGATTTACCACCGATATCTTTAGTAATATAGTGTCTCTCGCTCCACCTTTCATAACAAAACCGCAAACTCGGAGGAAAACCCTATGAGCGGAACCACTACTGTAGCACAGACGCCGAAGAAGTGGTGGCAAGTCTACCAAGGCGACCGGGAGTGTCGTCTCTTCAAGGCTCTGGCACGAGGCAAGCATGAGTGGCGTACTACTGATGGTTTGATGAAAGCGGCCAAGCTGAATCAATCCGAAGTGGAAACCATCTGTGCTAAGTATGTCACTGTCGGCTTGATCCATCAACACTCGAAAGAACCTGGCAAGTGGCGTTACTGGGAACGGGCTACGGCGAAGAAGAAACAAAAAGGCATCGCCGACGAAGACAAGAGTCGCCGCATCGATGAGAAGCTCGGCACAAACTCGTCGCCTGGCGGCTGCTGAGGCCCGTAATCTCTTCGCACAGTTTGTGCGGCTCGATTACGAAAACGCCCCGCCGAGATTCTCGGCGGGGCGTTTTTTATTGCTCTAATCAATAGGAGGTCTTACTTCTTATTGATTGACTGGTAGTATGGCGAGTCGGCAGCCGATGGCACCTTCCAAAGCGACGGGTATTGCCCAGCGTAGTATTGGGGTGGATACAGCGGCTCCTTAGCGCCCGTCCGCTTACGGTTTTCGTTAGCGGCGTCCTTATCATCTCCCATTGGCAACTCAAGTTCATTTTCTGAGCAATAGAGGATGAAATCGGGAATACGTGGTTCCAGTACGGTTGTCTTTTCGCTCATATTTACAACTCCAATGACTGTTTCCTTGTGATGTATATAGCCATTAGTCGATAAAAACCAAAGGGACTTCTGGCTGTCTCGGGAGTTTGGGATTTCGTTGTTTCCAATACTCTCGACAAGTATTTAGAGCTTCCTGGCTGAAATTTGAATAATGCTCCGACAATTCAGCAAAGTCGGCCAAGGGCTCAAGTGTTGGGTCTTCCTTGAGTTCGGTATACCACTCTTTCCATCCATTATCGAAGTGAACTTGCTTCACAGTTGTGCCATAGAAATGTCGACAGCTTCGGAAGAAGTCTTCATCGACTAACGTGACCATTTTGTGTCCATTTGCTAAGAGCTTTGTCGACACGGCGTAACCAGTATCTCCCATAGTAAGTTGGTACGATGTGTTTTCCTTCAGCGAGCGGTGCATGATGAGAAACCGTAAGTCAAATTCGTCTGACGTACCCCAATGCTCTCCGGCTTCCCAAACCAAGGCGGTTCGCCAAAAAGCCAAGCATGGGTGAAGCCGCTTCAACGTACGGCCTTGGAACGGACCTATGCGCCAAGCAATAGCTTGCTCCGCCGAGCCAACACATCCTACTTGTGGATCAACCAGGAACGGTAGAAGAAATGGCTCGATCCAATTTGGGCCAAGAAACTCTACGTCGGTATCAAGTGTTGCAAAGATCGGCGAAGTGACTTTTGTTACGAGGAAATCCAAAGCGGAATTGTGCGTAGTACGGTAGTCTCGTAGAATCGTTTTAGCCCTAAAATAGTCCGTCAAATACGGCTCTAGGCCATAGTGGTCAATGACCGCTTGTTGTCTTTGTTTGTACGTATCATCTGTAGGCCGGTCTTCCAATCTCCACAACCGAACCTCTGGAAGAGCGGCCAGATATTCGTCCGACCCATCGCTACTCCCATTATCACAGCAGAGGATTTCATAAGAAAATCCGGGATGGTATTCCCGCAGGCTCTTAACTAGAATTTCGATATGTTCAGCCGAATTATAATTAGCGACTAGAAATTGCAAGCACTTCATATGTCCTTCTATGGCGACATCATCGACCGAGTACGGCGATTCAGGCTGGGTATTACTAATCCCAATGTCACTGAATCTCTAATAAAGAAGCGAGACGAGCCAAAGATGAAGGTTCATTCGGAAAATTGTCTCAAGTTGATGATCGAATATATCAACTTTCACACTGAGCCCGTTATGGCGGGCAAGTGTAAGCCAATCAACCACACGCATCTTTCAAGAGCCTTGGATCATTTTACCTGCCCCGATCCCACCTTTCCATCAAGCGTTCTTCGTGGCATACACTACATGAGATGGGAGGAGCTACTAACACAACATTTTGGTTGGGTTCCTCGGTGTAACCGACGTACAATGGAAGTGGTTCATCTTTCCGATGTGCTTGGAATGGCTAGAGAAGACGCTCTGGCCCGAGATGAAGGCGGCCTCATAGCCGTATCGGATATATCGAAGCCGGATAAAACCACACCAGCGCCGCCAAATGTATTTGACTTTATGGCGAGGCATTTAGACTCGCACAGTGTTACTATACCGGACCACAAGGCATCACTATGGACGATCAACCGTGATATCTTGGAAGAATCGGCTTCGTTAGCTGGTTTTCTTTACCTCGATCAGTTAGACTGTGATCTTAGCACAAACGACTATGAGGATTGGGCCGACCTACTCAAGATGACATATGCCGCTGGAGAAAGGCAACCTAAGTTATCAACAGCGCTACAGGAAGCACGAGAGGCGTGGCTAAGACTCGCCGAACCGCAAACCAACGAGACTCCTGGAGAAGATGATATGAGAAGCGCCCTATTTGCCGAAGTGAAAGTCGAAGACGCTGGTGCGGAACAGCTTTCCGATTGCGTAACAGTGACTTCCCACCAATGTGATTTCTGCAAGAAGGAGGCGTCCGTCAACGGTCGCACTGGTGCCTTGTTGCAGAGGCTTACGGGAGACAACCAGTTCTTTTGTTCCTTCTGCGTGCGCAATGACTTCCACACGAAGAAACGAAAGGACGTTCTCATACTCACGCTACGTGCTTTGATCGGCTATCTCTACTATTTCTGCTATTTCGGCAAGACGCCAAGGCTCTTTCTTTCGGAGGTCGGGGACATGGTAACGATCCATGTAGCCATAGGGCGACAGAATCCCCTCTTCGTATACGATCCAGATACGTTTTGTTGGTTCGTAGACTTTTCCAAGGTAGGGACTACAAAGAAGAAGGTGCCGGTTGCCGAGGTGATTCGCACCGTAAATGAGATGATCTCTGCCTTCAATCCCTACAATCATATTAAGGAATTCAAGAGCCACAAATACTCTGAACGATTTGCGGAAGCGATCATGGATTTCTATCAGCGTAGATACCGGCCGCAAGCCAAGGCAGTCTGTGCTCCCACCTTACTTCACTGCGCTTCAGATATGCGAGAACAGCAAAAAGACCACACGACAACGACGAAAAAGATCGACATTGCTGTTTTCCGTGATTTCCTGCCTGGCTCTTTCAAATTGAATCCTCGTCGCTAAAAACGCAATCGTTGTGGCTACATACTCTCAAATACAAGGGAGATGTAGCTATGGCTCTAACCGAACGTCGCACTTTCGATAGTTTCCTTCAGGAAAAGCAACTTGATCCAATCATCCAAGAGACAGCTTGGAAGCTCGTCGAGGCCCATGAAGCAGGCGTTGACATCTCACCTTACCTTGAACTTCTTGAAGCAGGTTGGGCACAAAAGGCAGGAAGCGCAATAGGTGGGGCCATTGGCACAGGGTTAGGGCGATTAGCAGGCGCAGCAACTGCCGGACTTAGCGGCGGAGTCATGCGAGGCGCTCAGCGTGCCGGTCGTGCATTGGTACATGGCCAAGAGGAAGATAATCCTTCTTTCCAACTCAAAGACGCAATTGCTTTTGTAAACAAGGCTGTTAAGGCGGCTCCGAATATTGGTTCACAAGGAAAAGGCATCGCACAAAGTCTACAGCAAGTAACACGCCAGCTAGATCAACACATGAAGACCTTGCAGACACTTGAAAAACAACAAGGAACAGGACAACAACCAACAGGCGCAACACAGCCAGCGGCGGGCACGCCACAACCGCCACCGCTACCGCCAGTAGCACAACGGCAGCAGCGCCAGCAGCGCCGCCAGTAGCACAACCAGCAGCAACAGCGGCAGCACCCCAACAACCACCACCAGCTAGACGAAGACGACCAGTAGCACGAGCGCCAGGAGAAGGTCAAGCTGCGACGGCAATGAGACGAGCAGATATGGCCCGTATGACGGGTAGAGGTTAACGCCAATTGATTCCGTGTTTCTTGACATCGTCAAGGACACCTAACACCGTGAGACCTATGGCCCACAACACCCACCACGGCCAATAGCTCGTGATACCTTTGACTAACCCGTGATTCCACGCCGCTACGACATAGCAGACGATGCCGACGAAAAAGAGAAGTTTGCCCAGGTGCGCCCATATACTTCCCCTACTGAAACCACGCCAAAATGCTTTTAAGGCTTCCATCTCAGATTACCTCATATCTCGAAGCGTGTGAAGGACAAACCAGGTTGCTTCTGTACCTGCCCAACAGATGGCAAAGACACAGAAAAGGAGAACGGCAGCCATAGCCACTGCGGCAATCACGTTCCTCATTACTCGGTCCTTTCGTTCTCTACAACCACAGTATAGCACAGTTGTCAGAGAGTCGAAACAGCCGAGGCCGCTTCATCAAAGGGTTGCCACCATTTGCCTTTTTTGCGTTGGCGGAAGAGTCTAACCGATTCATACCAAACGGTTTTCGGTGATTCGAGGCCCCATCGCCAATCGGGTACAAGAGGCAGCATCAGAAATGTTTGTTTGCCCATACCCCCAGCTAGATGGGCCACAGACGTGTCGACTGTTACAATCAAGTCCATCTTCGAGATTAGATTAGCGGTTGAGTTGTAATCGGTAATCATGCCGCTCAAGTCCACGATTGGCATCTGTTGAGCGTTCGCTCCAAGGTCCACTTCTTCGCCTTCCCAAGTTCGCTTGCGGTTGTCTTTCTGCAAACTAAACACTTGGTATTTCTCGCTGTTAAGTTGGCAGAAAGGCCAGAATTGAGTTGCGTGGCACGACCGTTTTGAGTCGTTATGATGGATGGAGCTACCCGCCCAAACGATCCCGATTTTGAACTTGTCTTCATACGGCTTCCAGATATGCGGTTCTAGTTCTGGCGCAAACTCAGTGTCGGGCTTAACGTAAGGATCGCAAACCATGTCTTTCTCGTCATACAGTTTGAGGACACGAGGTAGGCTAGATATTGATTGGTGGTAGTCAATGTCGTAATCACAACATATGTCTTCGCTAGTAAAGGTTCCATATGTTGAAAAGGTTACAGCGGGATCAACCACCTCATCAACGAACCCTGTGCGGCGTAAAATCGTGGTCAAATCGCCCCGCTCGAAACTGGAATTCCACTCCATTACCACGTACGCTCCTTGCTCTCGTAGGTGTCGTGCAAACCGAATGAATTGAATGGCGTCCCCTGCGCCTTGTTCGGCATACAGATAGACCACCTTATCTTCGGACAATGGCTGTCCTGTCCAAAGCGGCCAACCAGATAACTGGTCTCGGGTTTTGCTGAAGTCTGGGAACTGCGCCCATCGTGATTCATATTCCTCCCAGCCTTCTTTGTACTGCTTTGCCAACAGTAGCGCAGAAGCTCGGTTCCAGCAGGCAGGTGTAAACTCCGGCATTAGCGAGTGCACCTCTTTGAAACATTGAGCAGCTTTTTCTGGCTCCAATTCATCCAAGAGCACATTGCCGTAATTGAACTTCAACATCGGCACGTACTTTGAAGGAATCTGCATCGCTAGCGACAATGTTTTTCGAGCATCATCATAGCGGCCAGCACCTTGATGCTCCAAGGCGATATTACTACGAATCACAACTGATTCTGGATTGAGTTGTAGAGCTTGAAGAAGAGAAGCATGTGCTCTACTCCGCTCTCCCATCGCTCCGCAAACCACGCCCATTGTGTTCCAATATTCCCAGTTATCAGGGCGCTCATCTACAAGTGTTTTCAGAATCTCATCCGCTTCTTTGTTCTTTCCCTGTTTGTGTAAACTCAATGCCAACAAGTGGTCTGCTTGGTCTGAACCAGTGATTATTCGCTTCAACTGACGAAGCAATTTTTCGGCATAAGCGAAGTCTCCTTCTTGTAGACATTCCCCCGCTTTTGCAAGAGTTTGATTCGATAGTTTTTTGATTTCCGCCACGCTGACGGTTGAAGGTTGTCTGGTTATCATATTTCGGCTAAGCCCTACTAAATAAGAAGGAGTGTCACTGTCACCGTAATATAGACAAAAGGAGCCAAAATGGGATGTGGATGCAGACGTAATCAACGTCAACGACGTAACGTACAAATGGCTCGACCCAGAACGACGACTAGCAACCAGCGAGCTAATATCGCCGCAAGATCAGTATTTCAAGGTGCTGTTTCTGCCGCTACAAAGCGACAGCGAAAAAGGATTGAGAAACTGCGACGAGAGACTATTCAATCAAAGTTCGGAAAGTGATGACTGTCCAATATCAACCTTGGGCGAAATGTCTGGCATATGCCACAATCGAGAGTCGAGAGCTACGTTCAATCGCTGACCGTACAACTGCCAGATCATTGTGACATCTTCTTCATACCATCGCATTACTATCTTCGCAGGAACAGCAACTTCGCCGTTCGCCAACAACTTGTGCTCGTAGACTTCGGCGCTGCATACTAGTCGGCCTTCTTCATAGATGTAATGCCCAATGATCGCCACCTTTGCCGGGTCTATGAGGACAATGCGAAGGATAGGTCGGCGCTGCATGTTCGTCGTCTTTTCTACAATCTCCCAGTATGGACCTCTTCTTCGTGCTACCACCCCTTTAACACTCACCGGATCAAAGCCAAGTATGCTTTTGAGCCACACGGGATGAAACGGCGTCTTGAGCCTGTTATGATAAAGGTTGTCGTAGCTGGAGTAGTAAAGGGCGGCGGGTGTCATCCGACGTGACCAGAACCAGAAGTGGTCGTCGTTAGAACCAATATCCATTTCTCGCCCGCTAATGGACCGTACGAACATACGAAAGCGGCGATCCTTTTCATACCTGATCTGCCCGTTAAGGTTCATCCATCGTTTCTGTTTAACAGTGATCCTGACTCGATCACACGAGAAGCTATGTATCAACTGATTTCGGGCGTTGATTCTTTCAACAAGCTCCAGAACCTCACCGGAGAGTTCTTGTGGAGGTTGTTCCGGCAACTCAGCAATAAGCGATCCCGCAGGCGGTATAGATGGAGTTGGCCGTGTCACAAACACCAAAGCAACTAGCGAGACAACGACAACTCCTATAGCAGCAAAATCACGGACCCGATCTAAGGCCATCTCTCTTCTCTGATCTTACATGACGACAGGGCGAGCGGGCGGCGGTTGTTCACTTCCAACTCCGCTACTAAGATAACCTGCCGTTTGTTGTGGGTCGGCCATGAGGCTACTTAATGCATTTGTTATTAGGTGTTGTAAAGCCCTCTCGGGTTTTTCTTCTATTCCTCTTTGTACTGCTCGCACATGCTTCGCATATTCGTATTCTATTTTCCGTATCTTTTCAACCAAGTCTGCATTACCTTCGCTTTCCGCTGCCTGTCTAGCGTTTCCTAAGATACCATATGCTTGCTGCGAACTCATGGTGTGAAGGTTCTTAACAGCGTTTATAGCACTTTGCATGGGGTCGGTGTCTGTGGTAAATTCCCTAATTGTCAACCACTCATCGAAACGTATCATTATGTGCTCCCATGAAATGTCCCTGTTATATAGTACACAGTACGGGGATTTAAGGCCATCTCTCTTCTCTGGCTTCTCGGCGACCTTCCTCATATCCTCGCTTGTATTGATAGCGATCAAAATATTTTGGGTTTGGGGAATAGCTGTGATAGCCATCCAAATACCCCATACGATAAGCGTGCTGTGGCCCTATGCTGATTTCTGTCTTCCCATCAGAGCCAGTCTGGATATCAAGAAGCATACCACGGTAACGAAAACGATTCTCCCGTGGCTTTACCGGCACTACGATGTCAATTTGGGTATGACCAACAGACGGATCGCAACCCTGTGGCGGTTGGTCTTGATATTCTCTTACACCACAACCCGCTCCAAACAGTAATAGCCCTGCCGTCAAGGCCAACACCGTAATAGTTAAACTCTTCATTTCGTTCTCCTGTGAACATTACACTGAATTTATCTATCCTCGAAGCAGGGTTAACAACAAAACGACGAAATTTTATTGTTGCCATCCTACATAGTTAGACCAGTCGCATATGCGATGTTGTACAAGAAATTTATAACGGAGACCAGGATGAGTGAATTCACCAGATGGCAAATGCTAAATGAAGCTCTTGGTTTCCCGCTCGGTGTGAAGTCAGCACAGAGCTTGGGAATCGCAGGCTTCCACCTTGAGGAAAAGAAGAAGAAAATGGGCGTTGGCGACGAAATAGCGCCACCCGATGACGACGATGAGGACGAACTGGATGTTGATGACGAGGACGAGGACGAGGACGACAAGCCAGAACTCCCCGTTGACGACGACAAGCCAGATGACGCACCAGATGCAGACAAGCCTCCATGCAGTTGTGGTAAACCCGATATAGACGATAAAGGGTTCTGCAAAAAGTGTAAGAAGCGATGCAAGAAGAATGCTAAGAAACACGCCAAAAAGGCGCTCAAGAAGGAAGATGTCTTCGGCTCCTATGAAGATAGTTCTTTCCAAGAAATGCCAGAAGTTGGCAGCGAGGAATATCGGCAAGCCTTCTTGAAGAGTCTCGAAGATCACTTTGGTGATCCGAAACGGCGACATGGTGGCGGCGTCAATCTCGAAGAAGAAGTCGTCTTCGAGCCACAAGACAACCAATCGCCCCTCACCGAACCCAAACCGGGCGAGGCAGGGTTCGCTCCACAAACCCGCATCGGCGGCGAACTTGGCGGCCAGGATACACCGCCGAAAGCCGATTGGGAAAAGCAATGGCAGCAAGTCGGCGAGCAGTTTGTTGAGTTCTTGGCTTCTAAAGACAAGAAATAATGCAGCCGGACGTGCCTCTACCGGAGATTTGATGCATTCGAGAGCATTAGGAACAGGCTTTAATCGCTACGGCCAGGGAAGCTAGCACTAAATCCCCTCGTCCCGCCAAGCGGGACGAGGGGATTATTTGTCATTGCCTGATGCGAAATTTCTCCGTACCACAGTAGGGACAATATGTCCATCCCAACTCAAGTTCCTCTCTACAAAGATCGCAGAAGGGATCATCATCGTCGTGCCAGTGATCGTGTTTGATGTGGCCGTGATAAACAATCTGGCTAATGATGATGACTACGGGGATGAAGGTCAGAAGCTGCTTCATAAAGAACACGAAGCTCTCTTCGTAGACGGCCGTGATAATCAACATCCCAAAACCTAGTGCCAGCAGGATATGGTACGGTAGGGACAAGTCACGCACCTCTCTGTGCTTTTGTATCTTCCAGATTTGCAGCCAGTAGCTAAAGGCTAAAACGCCGATTGCTACGTAGGATAGTGTACTCAGCATTTGCATACCCTCCCCGGTGCGCAAAAACACCCCCACCGCATAATTGCGGTGGGGGTGTTTTTTTGTATTCAAAGGGACTGTTGTGGACTAGGCATCGGCATCGGCATCGGTTCCACCGGCTGCGGCTTGGGCTGACGTAAAGGCGGCTCGTGCGGCTTTGGTTTCGGCTTCGGCTCTCTTGATGGGGTTGGCCTCGAAGGAGGCGTCGTCGGTCTCGGTACTGGTATCTCTATCATCTTCTTCTGTCTCCGGTGACGGGAATAAGCCTATCTCTCGCAGGTAGTCCTTGAAAGCTCCTGGCAAATGAATAGGGATCGTTCGGACAAAGAGAGCTAGACCGATCAACTTTTCCTCATCTTCTACATCTTCATAGATGGATTCAGATTCTATTATTGCGTAGACGAACAGATAATCATCACTGTAGATCATTTTCCCCCGGTGGGTTTCATTGAGCAGCCTTTTCTGACTCATGGCTCGTCGTATCTCTTTATCAAAGTAGTCGCCAGGAGTTTCATTCACTGGTGTCGCTTCTGTACTGCCAGCGTGGCTACACTTCTTACCCTCGGGTATGAACTTATAACATATCTCGTTAGTCGCCCAACCGCCGAGGATCAAAGTTCCCTTTTCGGGCTTGTCTTCCAAGTCGAGAGTGTATTGAACCCAAATCTCCATCGCTAAACCTGATTGTCCAAGAAGTCATTGGACACCCGAATACGTTTCAAGGATGTGAAAAACTGAGACACAACGTAACTTCGATGCAAGCCCTTCCAGACATAGATAAGGGCAGCCAAAATACCGCCTGTGGTAGTGCCCTGTTGCACGAGAATGTACACGATGCAAATCTCAGCAATGATGATGCAAATGTGTGTTATCGCCCACGTCAGCGCATCATAATCTGACTGCCGTATCAGTCTTCTTTTGATGAGCGAATAGCCTTCCTCCACTGTTTCCAGATCGTGCAGCGCAATAGCCGAACTCACGTCTTCCCGGTGCACTTGCTCTTGATGCTGTTGAGTCATTGCCCAACATGCTATCACGTACCCCGTGAAGCAACAGAAAGCAATCAGCGAGGCAAAAACAATCGTAACATCCCCGACGATAAACCAAAGGAAGCCAATGCTCACAAAGATGTCAATAATGGCGCACGCCGCCGATGGTAAGACGAATTCATAGAAATCAGCATACCTTCGTACCAATTCTTGACGACTAATGATTTTCGGAACGGCAACACGAAGTGCGACTAGTTTTCGAGCCGTCTCACCGGCCACCCTCGCCCAGACATCACCAAAAGCTCTGGTGTCGAATAACCTTCTCCCAGTCCCGATCAGCAAACCAACGATACAGATGCCAATATATCCCGCAAAGGCATACCACGACCCATCTAATGCCATATCGAGCGCCTTGCCCAGCAAGTAGGGAAGGCAAGCGAACATGACGAATTCCACCAACAGCGTCGTGTACGTCGCTATGATGCGGAACTTATTGTCGAGAAACATTCGCCACAACATACAACCCTCTCACACACAAAAAACACGTCAGTCTCGTACCCAGGATTCTGTTTAATGCGGCCATTTATCTGGTGGCCTCGACCCGGCTATCATAGCCCTGTTCACCGGCTAAGCCTGTTTGAGTTGCACCCTCTGGGGTCCAAGCGGATGTATGCCAGGCACATTTACCTTGGCGTGATGTCAAGCGTTTCGCTGTTTGCACTCACGCAAGCCGTGAATGGCCGATCATACACCCTCCCCCATTAGAACAGCGGTGTCCTGAAGTTCCTCACATCCTTACTGGTAGGTAAGGGTAGTGCGACCGCTCGGACTGACGTATCTGGTTTACAATTCACCCTACGTGTGAAAGGTGTGTGATGGTGCCATCTTCGACGACGACATTGAGCCTATTCGTACAGTAGTCGGCGGTTCCAACGTAGCATTTGCCGTCTTCTTGTAAGATGCGTAGAGTGAAGCCCTTTGATTCTACCAGATGTTTAGCTTGATCGATTTCTAATCCGATAATGCTCTTACTGAGATATCGCTTTGCGTTCAACCGAACCCCCAACGTTTTCTGTTCTCTCGTATGCCTGCCTCAATATCGTATTTAGGCACGAACCCGAGATGCTTCTTCGCCAAAGCCATATCACATTCAGTGTGATCTTGGTATTTCTCAGGTTCTGGATTAGGTATATAGCATGGACCGCCCCAACTCCATTTGCTATACAAGTCAGCCAGAATATCATGGATTCGATTGAATGTTGTCGCTACCCCCGATCCGCAATTCACAACGCATGATCGATCAGCTTCCATCGCCATCAAATTCGCTCGTACCACATCATCTACGAAAATCCAGTCTCGCTTCTGTTCTCCATGCTCAAATAGTTTGACCGGCCGCCAGACGATCCTCTTGCCCACCTGATGAATCATACTGGCTCGTTTGCCTTTATGATGCTCGCCTGGGCCATAAACGTTGCAATAGCGAAGTCCTATGAAAGTGACGTGTGGATACCTGACAGATAAGTGACGAGTGACTTTTTCCAGTTCGAGCTTTGATCGAGCATAGGCATTTAGCGGATCAACCGGCCCGTCCTCTCGCTGCGGCGCTGGTGTTTTGCCATATACGGCCGTCGAAGAAGCATAGACGATCTTTTGACAACCATTTGCTATCGCCCACTCAAAGACGTTAATAGAACTATGCACGTTCTGCCACAACATTTCCCTCTCGTCTTTGCAGGTGGTATCGTTATTCGCCGCCTGGTGGAAGAGCACATCGAGAGATTGGTGTTCATCTCGGAGAAGAGACGACATGCGGTGAAAATGCACGCCGCCGACGCCATGAAAGAACAACGCACATTCTGGAGGTAATTTGTTTTCGCAAGGGGAACCGGTAGCCAACACGAAATAACCCAGTTCGAGTAATCTCTTAACTAGGTTCGAGCCAACGAATCCCGTTCCACCTGTCACCAGCATAGCCATTGTAAGCCTCTTGTTTGACTCACCCCACCTAGCTTTCGTCGTCGTCGTCGTCTTCTTCTTCTTCTTCTTCTTCTTCGTCTTGGATTCTCTGCCGTCGCTCCCGCTCCTGCTCCTGCTCCTGCCATGACTTGTAGGCTGTCAGACGAGGATGCTCCCAGTCTTCAATTCCTAGCGAGTCGGCGAAAAATCGAGATGCTTCGATTATGTCACCGGCTGTAATTCTGTGCCCGCCATAGCGACTCTCCTTCGTGATTACATTGTAGCCACGTCTCAGTAGCGATATCTTCATAGGTAGATATCGCTCATACCAGTCAAAACACCCATCGTCGAAGTTGTGAACCAACATGATTGGCGTATGACTCTTGGGCGCTTGAGGCACCTTGATTGGCTCAAGGATGGCCCCAGACATCGACACTGCGCCGCCGAATGGTTTTGATGCATGGGTTGCCATCTGGAGGGCCATAACACCTCCAGCCGAGAAGCCAACAACAGCGATCTTTTTGTGCGACAACCGATACGCCTTGCTTATGCGTCCTAGTAGCTTCATGCAAGCGGACCTGGCTACAGGAAGCCCCTGCACCGCTTCCTTTTGATCTGTAGCAGAGAAGGGTTGTGGGTACCAAGCAAGCCCATAAGGCTGGATGGCTACCAAGACCGTATTTGGCAACTGGAAATCCTCGGCCACCTGCATCATCAACCGAGCACTGTTATATCGACCCGCCAAAGCCAGTAACGCATAACGAACCGGCCCATTTTTTGGTTCTTTGACAATCCACTCTTCGATCATAGGTCTAATTCCTATTCAAGTAAAAACAGGTCACACCACCAGGCTGGAGACCCTGGTGGTGTGAACCTGATAAGGTCTTAGGGCCGCCACCTGGCTCATCACCTGGTGACTTGTAGTTTTTATGATCGCCCTTTGGCTAGCCATGTCGTTTTACCAGAACGACACCGGGTTGTGTCATATGCTCCACTTGGCCTAGCCGTAATGCCTCAGCATGGGCGTAGGCGACCTTTCAACTTCACATCGACTGAAACTTCCCTTTGATTGTTTACACCGCTCTGGGAGCGAACGTGTCTTTGGCCCGGAGGCCACACTAATGCAAACGTACAAAAGTTCCATTTCACCGACGCTACGTGATAAGGCAAGTGATGCAACACAACAAAAAGACGACCAGGACTACCAAACCCAGACAGTTGCTTTTCACCGCACAGTGCTTATTCGCTTCGGGGCTGTCCTCCCCTACCATGCGGCTTCCGGCGCATCAGGCCGCAGCCTGACAGAAACACCCAAGACCTTATTTCCATTGATCCAGGTTGGGGGCGTAATCCTTGGATGCTTCGTGTCCAATCCTCCAAATCACATTTTGCTCTACGTAGCGGCCAATCACGTCCATGAACTTGTCCGTCTCCCCCACGGCGGCATCGTCAATCGTGCGCCGTAATTCGTCGGGATCGATGTCTTCTTCCCAAATCTTTTCGTGAACCCGATCTTCCATCACCACCTTCGTGGCCACTGTTGCGAGATCGTACATCAGTTCGACCAATGAAGGTCGAGCTAACCAGAAGTTGCCCAAGGAGCGATATTCAACACCATACTTCTCGCACGCCCGGTGCGTCCCTGCTTTCCCATACAACCTACGTCGATCTTTCGATGTCGGGTCTTTGTCGAGCAGCAATGACGGGATACCCAGGAAGAGATCACACATTCGGACAACCCAAACACGATCCCAGCAAATCTGGAAGATCAATTCTTCGTACTCCTCCTCGCCCATCGCCTGTGGTTTCTCAAAATCCACACCGCCGTCGTAGCCGATGTGAATGTGCCCGCCACCCGACCGAAATGTGTTGCGGCAGTCCGGTGGAACCACCACCATCATTTCATAGGCACAAAACTCTGGATCGCAACCGAACAAACGAGCATCTCTGTGCTCGCACTCTCCGTCAGGGTAATAGGCCGACGCTTGGGGTACTAACCGGAGCGGCCGGACCAGTTGAGCGTATCGTTCAATGCACTCTCGGAAGCTACCAACGACAGCTTCTCTACTGGCTTCCGGGCGAATGTTGCACTCGGCTAGCACGTTGTCGTAAAACGCCAAATGATCGTCTCCCATGTCGTAACGGTCATCTTTTGTGCCGAAAACGACGCCAATGGCGCTTTTCAAACGACCTTGTTCATCCTGCAACATGAACTCCGGGTCGGAGCCGAATGTAATTGGCATGACGAGTCTCACTTCTTCTTATCGGTTTTGTCGGATTTGGGCTTATCCAAGTCACGGTGCCAGTGTTGTACGTGACTCATACTGGCACCACTTGTGAACGAACAGATACCGGTGTGGTTATGCATACTACTCGTAGTGATAGCAGGATAGTTCTTCTTTGGGTTTTTGAAAAAGATTTTGGCGTATCCGAACTTCAAAATCTTGTCTATTCCGTCCTTGGCCTGCGATAGTTGCTTCTTATCATTAGACTGGTAGGGGCTTATCTTGCCTGCTATGATCTTCTTGATTGTTTCGGCAAAGTCCTCGCCCTTCGTGTGACAAAAGCCAACACGGAGCAGCAGGGTATACAAGGATAGCATTGGCGGCGACAGTATCCAGCGATTGGAACTTTCGATGACCCACACACCACTCTTGTACCGCTTGGGCGGATTCTCTACTTGGCGAGCCTTGCTTCGCACCAGCCGCAGCTTCTTCTCAAATTGATGGAGAAAATCCATAACGTTTGGAATTTTGTCACTGAAACCACTGTCCGAAGCATTGCCCAACGCCATACGGGTTCGTCGCATGTAGAGAGGCTCACAAGTCTGTGGGTTGTAGGTGAACCCATAGATGCTTACCGACTTCTCGTGGTACGTCGCCTGGATGGCATCTTGCAGAAAATCCTTGCAATACACCATCGGACAACATTGTTTCCAATCACGAGAGATGAAGCAATACTCCAGGCCGGTTGAATAGACTTGGGACAAACCATATTTCTTGGTAAGCCACTCAATTTTAACCGGCCGGGACGCTTTTGCGTCGTCCTTCTTCTTTGTGTCCTTCTTCATGGTAAACAACGCCATCTTTCTGTGTTCTCCAGTTGACGGGATCATTAGTCTATCGTGAGATTCTCATACGCTCAATGTCGGTTTGTGCCTACATGTCGCAGAATGAGTAGTAGCTGCGATAGATACCCACATGAAACGTTTGCACTTTCGAGAGTATGTTAGCGAAACCGAGCAGGCGGCCCTCTTCACGGAAAACCTGAAAGAGTACGACCACGAGATCGCTTACCTGTACCAACAAAATCTTCCGATTTCATCCATAAAAAACGAGATCGGGACAACCTACGGACCAATTTCATTCGGTGAGATATACCGCTCTCTTCGGCGAAACCAGATTTCTCCCAGCCGCCGCACAAAGCCGTTTCGAGACGATGTGGTTTACTTCGGCCAGTGCGGACTCGAACTTGAGGAAATCGCCAGACTTACAGGTTACTCCAAGAAACAAGTAAGTAATATTCTGAAGGCCGATACCGAGGCTCAACAAGATGGCCATATCAACGACTGACATTGAGTTACGTTACTCTGGCGGTCTGTTCAACAACGACCCTCTTTTGTCTATCGGCGGGTCGATAGCCCAGATCGCAATAGAAGATAACACTCTTGACAATCTCTTTGACAGCAACCCTGAGCGTGAAACGGACGTACAGTACAGAGATTTCAGGGCAATCTATGTCATCAACAACAACACAGAAGATATCATTTATGATGTTCTCGTCTACATTAGCAAACCTGTTCAGGAACCTTCTGAGATTCTGATGGGCGTAATACGCCACAACGAAATACAGACAATTAGCTTCGTCGACTTTGCCGACATCACAAGTGGCTCTTTTACACTAAAACTTGGCAACTACATTACAAATGAAATTGCTTGGGACTCCGATACCGATGTGTTCGGCGCAAACATCCAAAGCGCCATTCGCAATATACCAGGGATGATAGATGTAGAAGTCTACAGCCCAACCATCGCTGGCGATGCAGTCTCCTATCCTATTTACTTCGAAGGCGATGCCAGTAATAAACTACAACCCACCCTTTCGGTAAATACCAATCAATTGGCTGCCGCTGGGCAACCTGCTACAATTACGATTGCCGTCAGCCAAGCAGGGTCGCCGATAAACGATGTTGCTGTTCACGTTGCCTTCCGCAATAATCCACCAGCAGGTGTATCGTTTATCGAGACAAGCCCGGTTTTATCAGTAAATATTGGCACGCTCCGACCTGGTGAGTATTTCCCGATCTGGCTCCAGCGCACTATTCCTGCTGCCAATCTGGCAAGTCAACCAGTATCTGAAGATAGTTTTGAGTTCGGCATTAGCGGCATGACTGGCCGAAGTTAGACTTTGATCCAATGCAACGTTTTTCACAACCATCTGTGTACGACAAGCGACCTCATTTAGCCTTCCAAGAAGGGTTCTATGAGCGTGTGAAGGTGAAACGACACCACCATCAGAAGTATGACCGCTACCACTATTATCTTCCCGCCCGGTTGTCTCCCGTCATCCGCTTCTTGAAAAAGTACTTCTTGGTGCTAGACCCTCTTTGCGAAGTAGACAACGAGAAAGATCGGATTCGCCAAACTGAATTTGAGTTTGCCGAAACGGCAATCCTCATACTACATCATATCCGTTGCCGCATCGCTGTCTCAAAACCAATCGTTGTCGGCAGCGAACGTTTTAGCCCATGTCCGTGGGCAGTGTTTGGCCCGACGTTAGGCGTTGCCAACAAGCTAATGAAGCATCATTTCCTCAGTCTAAGAGATGTCTTTAGGCACTACGATGACTTCATGTGGGGTTCTGGTTACAACATTGTCAACATCGAACGACCTCACAAGATGCACCCAGAAATGGATGGGTTAGCCGTCCTGGGTGACATTTACAACCGCTCTGCCAACTACATCCTAGCAACCGGACTCCTCCTCCTATGTGACCTGATAAAACACTGCGGCCCAGACTCAGGTGAATTTAACCTCATCTTCACTAATGACAAGCAAAACAAGTGGGCGGATATGACTGCTTGGGAAGCGGCCCGTTATCAAGTTATACCGCCAGATTTTGAACAACTTAAAGCAAAAGCGCTTTGCGGTCGCTCTAATACTAGACAAAGGTTTGGAGGGTTGTCTGCATACCATCGGCAACAGCAGCGGCCGAGAAAACCAAAACAAGTATACTTTGACGTTGAAATTAGAGATGCGTGCATATCATCTCATTTTGATTTGACCCGAGGAGAAACATTCGAGGTACACGGAGAGAGCAAAGTAGAAGTAAAACCAAAGCGACAAACCCCTTTGCTCTTACCCTACTACGGCGACCCGGACTTGTCGCCAGACGATGTTGATGAAGACAATGAGAATGACGAAATCGCCCAAATGGACAGAGAGTTTCGACGAATAGTCGGCGATTCGCCACCTGTGACTCCCAAGCAACATAATGATTATGAATGGCTCCGAGGTTGGCACGGTCTCGATTAGGAGGCTGAATGAAACAACTACTCATTATTACGGCAATCTGGCTTCTCTTCTTCTTGCCAGTTCAAGCACAGGAAAATCCTAAGAAATGCCCTCACACGCCGCCAAGTAAAGCACCCGCACTTGTTATCCCTGATCTCTTTGCTGTTCAGTTGGCTGTAGAAGTTGCCCAATCTGAACTTGTAGCTTTCGAGAAACGCTTGAAGCATCTCGATGATATCGATTACTACAAGAGATGGGAGGCTTATGATACAGTAAAGCAGAAGCCTATTGCGATAAAAGACCTTGACGATAAACAAATCAGAGGATTCTTCTTATATCAAGCCGAAAAGCTACACAACAATATGCTCTTCAGTATGGATATGTGGAGACAGTGCAGCGAGAAGTTCAAAAAGGCTAAGTTCAAAGACGATGATCCTCATAAGGAAAAGAGGGAAGAAGCATACAAGAAAGCATCAGCCAGCTTTGTATCATTGACTACCGAAGCACGAAAACTTCACATGAAACTGGCGAAGAAACGTGAACAGATGACCGCAAGTATGATGGAAGCCTACGCAGAAAAAGACAAGCAACTAGCAGAAGAGTTAAGAGGCTATCTCAAAGACGTGCAAAAGGAACATGACACCTTGAGGTTGATCGACCGCACACAAGGGGAATAAATGCATTGTCCGTTAACCGGCAAACCATGTCTGATGCCAAAAGAAGTGTTTATCACAGAAGTGAAAGATAATGATGTGCGACACTTATTCATGTGTCGACAATGTGGCGACAAGTATATCGAAGACCTAAACGATGCCGATGTTGTAACGAAGTCTTTAGAGGTCGTTTCGTCGGACGGCGACATTTCACATAACGAACATGTTCTCGACGATGAACATATTGGCGACTTGCCAGAGAACCTACAGGAACTCCCGACACCTCAACCAATCACCGCCCCTGTCTCAACGCTTCAACAAATCAAAGCTGTTGAAGCTAAAATGCAAGCCGCTATCGACAAAGAAGATTATGAATCAGCCGCTGCCCTACGTGATATCCTTATTGAACTTCGACAACGAGATAATCCGCTAAACCTAGAGGACAACGAAGATCAAGAAGAAATCTGACGTGAGGGTAAGCCTTTGAGTAGTTTGTTCAAAGTGATAATGCCAAATCCCTGGTAGAATGGATCACCAGCATATTCCTCACCTACAACGTTTATCGTGTGCTCTCGGAAAAACTGACGATAGGAGTCGGCATTGTTGATTTGTATGTCCAGGCCAACGTTCCGTTTGTAAGAGAGTAGCAAAGCGGCAAGCCCACACACGAACGGCTGAGCCATTGAAGAGCCCGACAAGATAGCCCACCAATTGTCGGGAACTGTACTCAAGATATCAACACCAGGGGCCATGAAATCCAAGTTCTTTCCTGTGTTGGTGAAGTCCGCTCGTCGCAAGTTCTTATCAATCGCCCCAATAGCAATTGTCTCTGGGTAGTTTGCCGGATAAAGCAAGTGCTCTGACTTGCCTATGTTCCCGGCTGCTACAAATACAGGGATGTTGGCTTTGTCCGCAGCCTTTAATGCCCACCTCAATGATCGCATAGGCTTGAGAGTCCCCAGCGACATTGAGATGAAATCGACTTTCTGCTTAATAGCCCACCGAATAGCCTTTACAACATCTTCGATTTCTCCGTCTCCATAACCATCAAGCACTTTCACTGGACGTACTTTTGCTTTGGGTGCTACCCCAACCGTCCCTATGTCATTTTGCTGTGCGCAAAGAATGCCCGTTACATGAGTACCATGTTCTCCGTCATCATCTGGTAGTACGCCTGGCCTGACAAAGTTATATCCGTCCAATAGATTGTCTTGCAAATCAGGATGGTCAAGGTCACAGCCGGTGTCCAGTACGGCGATGGTGATACCCTCTCCCTGAGTAACGGCCCATGCTTCGGGTATGTTAAAAGTACTGACTCCCCAATCCGTCCTTTCTCTCAGTTGTTGCATGGAGATAATGTCTCGGCGCTTGTAGGGCAGTAAACTACAATGTTGTTGTGTTTCAATTGGCATCGTGCCTCCATAGTATGTAGCCACTCTGCCAACCAAAAACCCGCCCTTCCGAAATTCGGAAGGGCGGGTTTACGCCAAAAGGAGAGATTACAGGTAACTCGCCTCAATACGGGAATCTAGCTCCGCCGTGATCGTATCTGGGATAGTATTTCTCATATCCTGTTATGATCTTACGTGCAGCGTAGCTAGCGTGACAACATTTGTATGCAAGTTCGCAAGCGTATTTGCTGATTTGTTCCATTCCCTTGTAGTTAATCTTGTCGGCCGTATCAGACCTACGATGGTAGTCACGGTGTGTCCCGGTATGTATGAACACTGCGGGTACTCCCTTACGCAGGAAAGGAGTATGGTCAGAGCCACCGGCTCCCTTTTGCGTGATCCTTGATGCGAATGTGTACTTGCCGTCCAATTCGTCGACAAATCTATACAAATCCACATCAAGATTGGTGCCAGTGACGAGGTAGGGCGCAATATTCTGTCCCAATCTACCGACCATATCTGCGTTAATCATAGCAACGTGTTTGTCGATGTCGGGATCGTCTTTCGGGAATGTTGGATTCTTTGTGTAGTAACTACTTCCAATGAGTCCGCTTTCTTCAGCGGTGTACCATTGGAATACAATGGTACGTGGCGGTGCTTCCATCTTGGAAAAGGCTTTCGCCAAAGCCATTACCAACACTGAGCCAGAACCGTTATCATCCGCTCCTAAGCGACCATTGCCAAGATGGTCGAGATGCGCTCCAACAACAACAATTTCGTCTTTGCGGGTCGGATCACTGCCTTCAATGTAAGCGCACAAGTTCTGATCTCGCCGAGGAACGGTTTGCCTCTCGGTTTTCAAACCCCATTCTTTACAATGACTCTCTACGTATTCAAGAGCCTTCTTGAAGCCCTCTGTATTGGGTTCTCGTCCGTCGAGTTCCGGGGAGGCGAGATAGTAGAGCCACTCTTTCTGCTCTTCCGCCGTAATCGCATCCAACGCTTGTTCAAGTGTCAAATATTCCGGCTCGGGCGGTTGTACTGGAGGTACTGGCCCTTGCGGTGGCTGTACAACAGGTGGCTCAGTGGACGGATTGAGAACATACTTATCCGCCGCCAAAGTCAATAACAACGTTAAACCGAACGCTGCCAAAGCATAGACTACATTCCTAACATTCATTTCTTGCCCTCTTGTTCTAACGAACAGATGTCTACATAGGAGAGTAAGGAAGAAGGAAATGCGATTCAAATTCTGGCTTCTCGAAAACGATGAGTATGACCGCCTGTTGGCCCGTTATGAGCAGGAATGGGAACCACGGCTTTTGCAGAACCCGGAGGTTCGGCAAGAACTAATGTCTGACGGCTTAGCAAAAACCGCCACCGTCCGAAGAGTCTTAGGTATATCAGAAGGCGAATCAAATTTCGCTGCAAGAGAATTCAACAATCGCCACCGAGACCCCGAAGGGGAACGACAACGCCAGCAGAGGTGGCAAGATCAGATGGCTGCCGAAGCTCAGGATGATAACTATTATCACGTAACGTTGAGAACAAGGTGGCGAAAGATTCGCCGTCAAGGGCTCCAACCTGGTGCGGAACCAGTTTTCTCAAATTACACAGGGCACTCTGCGGGAAGAATCTTCCTCACAGAGAAAGGTGGGATTAACTTCTGGAAAGAGAGAGTTGCCGCTCACGAAGAACATAATGTCGAACATCCCCAGGGTGTTGTCGTCCTTCGTATCCCAAAAACCGCCGTAGCCAATGTAGAACTCGATGAACTTGGCACCACAGACGCCAAACACAACTCATATTACACAACAGAGTCCATCGATCCTTCTCACATCACAGTAGCCGAACAGCAGCTTTAATCTCCTCCAAAGTTTTTTCATTTTTTGCGCAAGTTTTGTTGCATCGTTGTCGATTATTCATATGGAGAACTTCAAGGAGGTACATGCTAACGGCGAATAGAATACACGAGTTCCTGGACAAATACACCATCGTTGAAGGTTTGCCAATCATCTTAGACCCTGAGCGATCCAATGGAGTTTGGGTCGTGGATATGATTACTGGCAAGAAATACCTTGATTGCACTAGTTTGTTTGGTACTGCGCCAGTCGGTTTCAATCATCACATCATGTTCCGGGAATCACAAGAGTGCTTTGTGGGCGTGCCGCATCTCAAGATACCACACGGAGAAGTCTATACGTGTTGGTATGCAGATTTCATTGAAGCCTTCCTCAAAAAAGCCCTGCCGGATTACTTCAAGTACGTCGTTTGCTGCCCGAGCACGGACGAGGCCATAGACGCCAGCCTTAAAATTGCTTTCGACTGGAAGGCTAAGAAGCTAGGGATGGGGGATGGCTTTGCCCAATCATTCGATGTGATCCATTTCGCAGAGTCCTACCACGGTTCCTCTGTCTATGCTCTAAGTGCTAGTGATACCACTGTTCGGAGCAATCACTGCTACCCTCGTTTCAATTGGACGATGGTTCCCAATCCTAAAGTCAGGTTTCCCAGCACATCTCAAGTTGAAACCAACGAAACACATGCCCTGATTGCTATGAAAAAGGCGATTCACAAAGGGAACGTTGCCGCAATTCTCATGGAGCCGCTGCAAGACAAAGGGGGGAACAATCTATTTAGAGAAGGGTTCTTGAAGCAAGTACGAGACCTAGCAAGCGAATCCAACACACTACTAATCTTCAATGAATGTAATGTGGGATTCGGGCCATCTGGCAAATGGTGGTGCCACCAAACATTTGATATACGACCTGACTTAATGGTTTTCGGCGGCCGGACACAAGTCGCAGGTGTGGTGGCGACAGAAAAACTCGACGAAGTAAAGAGACATTGTTTCAATCACGAGCGCAATCGCCTTGAAACAAAGTGGGGGGGCGACTTGGCGGATATGGTGAGATGCGAAATCTACATGCAAATCATCGAAAAAGAAGACCTGCTCAAGCAGGCGAAAAAGATTGGTGAATACATGCTGGCGAAGCTAAGGGAACTCGAAGCAGTGTCAGCTAAGATTAGCAACACACGAGGTATCGGTACGTTGACTGCCTTCGATCTACCCAATTCTATGTCGAGAAACTTGGTCCTCTCATACCTGCAAAAACACATGTTAATTAGGGGCTGCGGTTTGCAGTCCATTTGCTTCCGACCGCCACTAATTTTTGGCAAGGAAGAAGCTGATCTTACTATGGATTATATCAGAAAGGCATTGATACTATGAGTTATTCCGAATGGGCAAAGAAGTTTGAGGAAGGGAAGAAGCGACCTAAACCCCACAAAACCGAGGAAGAAAAAAAGCAACTCAAACCTCACAAAATAGACAAAATAGTTTGGGAACCGATTCCCCAATCGGCAAGTGACAGGTTCGATAGAAAGTGGCCCAGCTTAGTGAATCCGTACATACCGGAAGTAGATAGACCAAGTTCTCAAGAGAAAGTTCATTTGCAGCAGAAAGCAGAGCAAGCCAAAAAACAGGCAGAATTACTTGAAGATGCTGTAATGGTTTACCGACTTTCTAGGGAAGGTCAAAATCCTCCCACAGATGTTGACCAGACCGCAGAGATGTATGACATTAGCAGGACAGACTCTGTTGAGTTGTTGCATCTCATCAGAAACATCATGGGAGATGAAGAATATCGTCGAGTGATCGCTAAGGTGTTCGATACAGAATCACCTCTGAAAACCGTTGAAATCCCACCGATCTATGACATACCCGATGATGTTAAAAATGCGTATCGGGAACGAGGAATAAATCTAAGAAAGAGGTTTTCCGACGAAACTCCCTAGCTTTTAACATCAACCTCGGCAACTTCGGCAAGGTCGTCTCTTTTTTGTAAATGGCGGCCTTGCTTTCACGTTCAGCCCATTTCTTCAAAACCGTTATGCGAACACCTTGAGAGTTGTTGAAAGTGGGAAATATCACGCCATTGATCTGGGCCGATGCAATCTTTTGCTTGATGGCAATCAGCTTCTTGTTGTGAAACACAGGTCCGCCAGAATCTCCAGGTATGGCCAACAAACCAGCACGTATAGATATCTCGTCAATGCCAGTGATCCGGCCATAATCCAACCTAGGAACTTCTCGACTGCCGCAACCTACTCCAATAATCTCATTGCCGAAGTAGAGTTTCTCATCCATACCCAAGTCAGCAACAGGCATCTGCTTTTTCGATAGGAACATCATCAACGCCATGTCCCTATAGGGATGTTTAGCAATTATTCTCGCTGGATACCTTTTGCATTTTGACCTATCAATGGCAGACCAATCTTTGTAAGCAATCACGACTGCGTACGGTTCTGTAAAACGCTGAACAACGTGCTTGCATGTTAGGACGACATTTATCCAGTCATCGCCGTCTTTTTCGCTGCGAATAATGGTACCGCTCCCAAAACCGCACCGATCAATTAGCTGTACGACCGGCCGCACACATTTTAGTTCAAGTTCTTTGTCAGGTACCCCAGCAAGCGACAAACTACTGTTAAGGGGGAGCGCAACAAATGCGAAAACAGCAGTCAAGAAAATGGTTGATGTATTACTCATATTTCTTATCTAGGGGCGTTAGCTTGTTTTCAGGGAGGGGCTTACTCTAATATCATGCCCCATAATGAAGAATTCGCCCCGCCCCAACCTCATAGAAGTTGGGGTGGTTTAGACTTATTTCTCTGCTGAGATAAATGATTGCAGATTGATCGTTACTGTAACATCACCAGCTTTTTCATTGAGTATTGTTATACAGACTTCCCGCTTCTCTGGATCGAAGCTGAGAATCTCCCAATCATCTTCGTCTAAGCCATCGAAGAACTCTTTCTGCTTGCTGCCTTCTGTCAAGTAAGCAATGAGTGTATTCTTTGAGAGACGTTGTGTGTACTGGCACGCCCTTCGGTTGAAACTAGTTACCATGTCATCCTCGTAGTCTATCCGCTATATTTAGCTACAACTGAGGATTTGCTATCTGAAAACCAGTTGCTGCGACGATACCTGTACCAAACTTGGTATTGTAGATGTTCTTGATCTCATCATCTGGGTCATCTACGAAGACCACGTGTTGTTTATCGATCTTAACATTATCATTCTTACCTAAAGTAGACAACGGCATCATACCTATTGACCCGTCGGGTGTTATTGCTACAAGCATAGCGTCTTTCAAGAGATAGTACTCTGTCTCTTGTCTTACTTGGCCAATGACGTTTTCACCAGTTACCAATTTTACGTACTTAACATCCACGTAGCACCTCTTTCATTTTGTTTGATACTTTTACGGTAGTTTGCTCGCCACACTTTAGCTAATCAGACCGTAAAACAGGGTCTGACTCAGATGGCAAATAGGATGCGCTAGAAATACACTACCCCTCGAAGGCCATTCTTGACTTTCTGCATTACCTGTGTCCAAGTATGGCTGTTTTCGATATTGTCTCTTATGGAGTGCGGCACAAGTAGCAATTCAATCTGCGGAAGATTACGGGGGCTGATTTGGCTGGCATCTTCCGCCTCTAGCAAACAGACAATACGGCCTTCTGACAATAGGAATTTCATAGTGCCTCTCCAATTCAACGAATCCGGCTAATCTTCTTAAAGTAGTGTACTACATACGAATATGATCGATTTCTTAACATGGTGTGATTCCTGTGATTCGACATTGCTTGAATGGTATGTTTCTGTCGGTCATTCTGAAGATTGGAGTGATCCGAAGGCATCGGACGAGCGCTTGAATGATGCAAAGTATGCTGCTCGTGGGATACGTAGCAAGTATGTCGCCAACATGAAGGCGGACGGAAAGAGAAGCACCAGAAAATCAAAGAAACGGCCTAAATAGTCTAGCGTAATCCAGCTTACAAAGGAGTCGAAATGGCGACAATTGAATTCAGAGTGAACTTGGAAACGGCTCTTCGTGAGTCAAATGTTCCAGTAACTAACCTACGAGCAGAAGGTGACAACTTCCGAGAAACCCGTGACTCGTGGTTCCCCAATGATCTTCGCAACAACCGGATGTTCAAGCACGGTGATACGTTTACCGTGAGTGGAAGAAGGGCTAAGTACCTCAAGGACAACTATACGAGTGGTGCTTATCCACTCTTGACAATCGTTAGCGAGTCAATGGAGTTCACCGAAGCAGGGGAGATGCCCTAGTGAATAGCTTTGCGGACTTGTGGGAGATGGTATGCCGAGAGGGTGAGGAAGACGAGCCCCTACAGCAAGATGTCGGCGATTCCAAAGCTATCACAGTCCTTGTAAAGCAAGAACCAGAATTCTGGGAGAAGTTCGCCCAGCTTGCTCGTGCGGACCCCGAGAGTTTAGCCGGGCTACTAGGGGTCGACGAAGGCGACGTAATCACCTGGTACGGAAAAATCAAAGAGGCACAAGACGCCGCCGCCAGAGCCAAGGCGGAAAATGACAAAGACACAATGATACCAACTGGACAGATATGATATGAGAGGCACGATGATATCTTTTGAAGACTATGCCAGAAAGTACGGCAGTCTATTCATAGAAGAAGATGGGATGGCGGCACCAGCAGCAGCGGCAGCAGCAGCGGCACCAGCAGCGGCAGGCGGCGACCAGCAGTCACTAGCTCAAAGCGAACACCAAATGGCTCAAAGTCTTTTTGACCAGAGAGTGGCACCTATGCTACAACGCCTGTCAAATGCAGCGGCTCTTGAACAGTTTTGGGGATTAGTGACCAATGCCGTTCTTCAGCATCCCAAAATGAGTGACACGATTCGAGCGAGAATTCAACAGAAAAAGGGCGAAACGGCGCTCTCTGGCGTCGGCCTACAATCGCAACAACCAGCGTCTACTAATGGACCAGTATAATATGAGAAATGTAATCAATGACATACAGCGTATTGCTGAAGCATACGCAAATCCACTTATAGAAAAAGAGACTGAGGACGGTTCGTTGATCTCTTTCGAGGACTACAACGAAATACGAGGTTTCTTTGAGGACAACGGAGGAACCTTAGCCCCAGCTATGGGATTTGGAGAGCCAGCAACTGATGCAGACCCTGCAATGGGCATGGGCACTCCTGATGCAGCAGACTCGGAGGAACCTGCTCCATCTCCCGACGACGAAGGGGGTGATCGCAGTGAGAACAAAGCAATTCAACAACTCTTTGATCGGCGTATCAAACCAGTTCTCGTCCAGGTACAGAACCCAGCCTCCTTAGAGCAATTTTGGGGTTTAATGATGTCAGCTATTCTCAGTCACCCCAAGATGAATAGCACACTTCGACAAGAACTCATGCGGAAGACTGGCGAGAAGTCTCTTGCGGGTGTTGGTCTTGCTACCGGCCCAGCCGCATAAATCCATCGTTGCCGTCTGCAAATAGAAAGCTATCTCCCTCTAATATCCTCATGGCGGAGATAGCTTTTTTTGCAGACGCAATCACCGATGAAAATGGGTTGCTGCCCATTTATGAGCATCTTGACTACACTTTTGATGGTGTGCAACCAGTCTCAGCAGGCGATCTCAAATCCTGCTCGCCCGAACTTGTCATTACAAATCAAGCCACATCTCTGTTAGAACTCACGAGCAAGTTCCCTGTTGTTTTCTTCTTAACAGAGCCAACGGGTTATCCTCTATTACAACCAGGCTTGTCGGTTCGACGCATCTTTCTCAATCCTCTTCGTATGCTAGAAGCGATGTTTGTGTTTTCATCTTTCGCAGCCAAGGAAATCGAGAGTGCTTATCGGATCAAGCCTATTGTTCAACTACCGATCATAAGACACGCACGGCAACGACAACAAGGCAACAAGATTGTTCACTCTTATGTTCCGGGAAGTATTCAACAGGAGTTAACGAGGTGGAGATTTGTTCCCTACGAAAAACCATCTGACTTCGAGGGAGCAGCACTTTATGTTGATATGACGAGTACATACGAGTGCGTAAATAGCCGCCTTTGTGTTGCAGCCGCACATGGTGTGCCTTGCGTGACGGCCGACAAGGGCTCCAATCCCGAATTGGCTAGCGGCGGTGATGTTCTCGTACCATTACACGTATCGGAAAGTAAGTGGTTAGAGGCGATTAAGGTAGGTTTGCGAGATAGACAGACCAATGGGGACAAGAACAAAAAGGCTAGCATGAGGTTTCAGAATATGGGAGACATTGACAAGCGAATTGAACGACTCACAAAACGTAAACGGGGCACATCCCTATTGCCAAAAATCGCCGCAAGACTTCAGGAAAGAAAAGCATTAGAGAAGATTGAAAAACTTAACAAGGAAAGGGCCAAGCGGAAGCCAGGTAGCTCCGTGAAAACGAAAGGACCGGTTATGGGACGAAGGGAAACGCTTGCTGAAAGAGAGCGACGAGCAAGGCGAAAACTAGAGAAGGTGCGATCTAGGAGGAAAGAAGAGCATGGCGGGAAACCAACTTATCAAATCGTTGATACCCCATCGTGGTTTACAAACACAAAGTCCTGCGATGTATCAATCATCGTGCCAATGTACCGAAGTCGAGTGCACATCGAAAGACAAATCAGGGAGTGGGATATTCAAGATGACGGGCTTACTAAAGAAGTTATCTACGTAGACGACCTGTGTCCTCAGTACAGCGCTGAAGTCATCTTGCCTACCTGGGAAATCCACCGACAACACCTTAAAGGCAAACCGGTAGGCAAAATAATCTGCTCTCATACGAACCGGGGATATGGACCTAACTGCAACCTTGGAGCCAAACATGCATTGGGTAGGTATCTAATCTTTCTCAATGCCGACGTTTTTGTGTTGCAGAACTGGGTCAAGCCGATGTTTGACTTGTGCGAAAACGATCCGCAAATCGGCATCGTAGGTAACATGCAGTTAGCTACTCGTGGCGAAGGAAACGTAATTGATTCTGCTGGTTCAGAATGGCATTGGACAGGCGGGCATTTTGAACACATTGGGCGCACTAGCTTTCAGACTAAACGCCTTCCTCAGCCCATGCGACTTACCACAGCCCCAAAGGAACTCAAAGTCCCCGCCGAGCGGGAAATGGTTACTGGCTGCTGCTTTATGATCCCTCGGAAAGTCTTTGACGAAATTGGCGGTTACGATGAGATGTACAAAATCGGCTACTGGGAAGACAGCGATATGAACATGGCCGTCCGTGAAAAGGGCTACAAGATATACTTTCAACCCGAATCTAAAGTATTGCATGTTGGTGGCCACGCCAAAGCAGGCAGCCACTCTTACATGAAGCAGAATAGAAGGCGATTCTTTTTCCGTTGGGTTGATACAGGGTTCGTAGACAAAGTTGCAGTCCAAAAGCGCCCTTCCACTCGTGGAGTCCCTTCGGCCACAGATGGAATCAAGAGCGCATTCCCAGGAGAAGCGGTTGGCTGCGTAATTGCCTGTAACGAAGAAGAATTTCTTGAGGCTTCGGTTCGCAGCATTGCACCGATGTGCAATCGCTTTGTATTTGTCATCGGCGGTAACAACTATGCCAGTGAAGTTGGTATGTGTAGGCCAAACGGCTACCCCAAAGACAACACACTGGACATCGCTCGATCACTGGCAAAAGAATTCAACGGCACTGTAGTTGAGCCGCCTGGCCGATGCTGGATCAACAAGACAGAAATGCGGAACGCCTATGTCCAACACCTACGACCCTCGAATTGGATGTTCATGTTAGATGGCGACGAAGTGTACAAACCCGGTCAACTCTGGGTAATCGCTGAGCTTATGCGCCGATTTGAGTGCTTGCGTATGCAATATTATGTCTTCTGGAATGATGTTGACACCATAGGTACCGGCACCTGGGAGAATTACCCTCAAGAACGAATTGTAAAGTGGAAGAAAGGATACCACTATCACGACAGGAATCACTTAGCAGTCGCAGATAGGTCAAAAAAGGACATTGCTTTTCGGGTGCCAACATACCACGACAAAGAAAAGCTGTTCTATCACTACTCCTGGGTCAGGCCGTTGTCAAAGATTCAGCAAAAGCTAGCGTATTATGCTGTTCAACTGAAAAGAGAATGGGGTCAAGCCAATGTTGTAAATCCTCGATATGTCGAAGAAGTGTTTTTGAAATGGCGTGAAGAACCGGAGGCAGTGACCGGCACTCACCCAAAAGGCGGCGGCGAAGTGTGTCCTTTCGCTGGGATTCATCCATATGAAGTAACTCAACTCATTCAACAGGGTAAATTGAGCTTTTGATGAACACGCATCATATTAGTGAACTCAAGAATAAGCATGTTGGAAATGACATTTACGTTATTGGGAGCGGTCCCTCGTTAACGTTTATCAACAGCAAGTTTTTCCGAAATAAAATCGTCATATGTGTTAATCATACTATCACCCATATCGATAAGGCGCAGGCACTTTACTTAGTGGCAAAAGAGCCTACGAAGTCTATGCAATCTGCGGCTGTTAAGCGTGGCGCAAGGATCGTGACATGTCGGCGTCATTCGGGCGTTGCGAGCAATCCGCTGAACGAGTGTTTCTACCCAGAATCGACCTATCTCTTCGACCCAAAAGCAGATGTGATCTCTAAGAAGGGCAGAATAAATGCTTTAGAGCGAAGTTCGTCCACCATTGTAACGGGTCTGCATTTGGCGGCTTTTCTAGGCACCAAATACATCGTTTTGGTCGGCCACGACTGCGGTAGAATCGATGATGAAATGCACGTGGAAAACTACAACAAACGTGGCGCTGTGATGAAAGGCGGTGCGTATGTTAAGTGGATGAGGCAGAACAAAGTAGAACTCAAAACACTTAAAGCAAAAGCACAACTCAAACAATACTGGGGAGTTGAAGTCTACTCACTAAATCCCTTCGTGAACTTCGGATTGGAAAACCATAAGTATGAAAGGTTCTGATGAAAATCGCCTTGCACACATTCTCGTCGGTGGTGCGACACAAGAGCGTCGTTTTGCGTAGTGCACTGCGTGATTTGGGTACTGAAATCTTATCCTGGCAGGAGCGAGCACAAGCCGATGGCTGCGTCATCTATAACATCCACAGTCTTGTCTATTCGGCTATTCACCAGGCTGCGAAACTCAAGAAGCCGCTCATCAGTTTACAAGAAGGCATGTTCGCAATTGGATGGTCGAGCACATGGCCTGGTATGCGAGCAGAATGTAAGAAAGCAAATACTCACAGAATCAAGCAACTTGTCTGGTCCCGTTTCGAGCAACAGAACTACGTGAAAATGGGACGCAGGCCCGAACTCGTAGAACATCTGGGCAACCCAGAGTATGACTTACTAATAAAAGAACCTGAAACCACACGAGCAAGCTACGGTATCCCAGAAGACGCTTTCCTCATTGTACACATCGATCAGTACGCTCACCGTCGTGGAGGCCCAAACAAACAAGAAATCGACCTTATGTCAGCGCACATCGAGAAGCTAGTTGATTTAGGAAAACACGTTTGGTGTATCCGATGCTTACACCCAATTCACTCAAAGCACAAACAAAAGACAGTGGCCGGTAGACTGATCGTACGGCCGTTCCGTTACCCGATCTTCGACTTCTTGAGAATGGCGGATTTGGTCATCACACTCAGCAGTACCGAAGGTGTCACTTCTGCGATTCTTAACGTGCCTATTATCCAATACGACCTCTCTGGCAGCAAAGAAAGATGGCCTTTCACGCAACATGGTGTGGCAGTTAGAGCGACAACATGCTCGAAGCTCGTGGAACTTACTAAGTTAGCAATGGACCACAAGCTGCCACTCCAGCCTACAGTCAACTACAAACATGAGTACCATGTCGATGGCAAATCGGCTGAACGGGTAGCTCAACATATAGTGAGGTATTTCAATGCAAACTGCTAAAGCTATTCGCTGGCCTGTTAAAATCGTGGCCGAAATTGGTTGTAACCACAAAGGCGAAATGACTATCGCCAAAGAAATGATCGACGTGGCAGCGACTTTTTGTAAAGTTGATGCCATCAAATTGCAAAAGCGCTGCAACAAAGAGCTACTCACAGAAGAAGAATACAATACACCGCATCCCAATCCCGCTAACAGCTATGGCGCAACCTATGGCGAACACCGTGAATTCCTTGAGTTCACCGTAGAGCAGCACGCCGAACTGAAAGAATATGCCGAGAGTAGAGGGATCGAGTATTCAACATCGGTTTGGGATTTGACTTCAGCTAAAGAAATCGCCTCTCTCAAGCCGAACTACATTAAGATACCCTCGGCGTGCAATACTGACCATGTTCTCTTAGATTGGCTCCTTGAAAACTACATCGGACAAATTCATGTGTCCTTTGGAATGACAAGGAAGGATGAAGAAGAAAATGTGGTCCGTATGTTCGAGACTCGCTATCGAGCAAACGACCTGGTAATCTATGCCTGTACTTCCGGCTACCCAGTACCTTTCGAGGATATCTGTTTACTGGAAATCAGCCGTCTACAACAGACATATCTACACAAAGGCCGTTGCGGTATGGTTGGGTTCTCTGGACACCACCTGGGGATCGCTGTAGATGTCGTAGCCGCCGCATTAGGTGCAAGAGTCATCGAGCGGCACTACACGTTAGATCGGACCTGGAAGGGTACCGATCACGCCGCCAGCTTAGAACCACAAGGTGTGATGAAGTTGGTTCGTGACGTGAAAGCCGTCAAACAAGCCTTGACGTATAAGGATAAGGACATCCTAGATATCGAAGACGTGCAACGCAAGAAACTCAAGAGGTTCAAATGAAGTTCGTTGACGGAAAAGTACAAAAGGTATTCGCCACAGTGAAAGGCGTGGAAGAGTTCCATAGCCTCTTGTATCCGCCTCTCCCTGGTAGACTTGTCGCTGTCCTTCTTGATTGTGATAAAGATGACATCCAACCTGGAGATGTGATAAGGAAACGAGAATGCCCGAAGAAGAAGTGAATGTGTATTGGCACAATCACTCAGTTCCTCGTGCAATGCACGAGGAACTGAGTGGGCACAAAGGATGTGTTGTATGGTTAACTGGACTTAGCGCTAGCGGAAAGAGCACTATTGCCAATGCACTTAGCTACGAACTTTACAAGGAGCAAATACACGTCGTTGTGCTTGATGGAGACAACATACGGCACGGATTAAACGCTGGTCTAGGCTTCTCTCTCGAAGATCGTGCGGAAAACATCCGGCGTGTTGGTTGTGTAGCCAAGTTGTTCTGCGAATCAGGGATCATCACGATTACCGCTTTCATTAGCCCCTACCGGGTGGATCGGGATCGAGTAAGAGATAGTCTGGAGCCTGAAGATTTCATCGAAGTCTTTGTGAATACACCATTGGCTGTTTGCGAAGAGCGTGATCCGAAGGGATTATATCAAAAAGCCAGGGCTGGCGAAGTGAAGGGATTTACTGGTATTGATGATCCGTATGAGTCGCCAAAATCGCCAGAATTAGTGCTTGATGGCGAGTTATCAGTACAACAACTTGTTGGTAGCGTCATGGATCATTTACGAGAGGCGAGGAAAATCAAACCTCTACATTCCGACGAAAAGCACTTTTGTCCTTTTTGCAGGCGCTTTGATTGTCTAGGCGGTTGCCTCAGATAAGTTATGGTCGCTTGATCCACAAGCTCTTTTGATATCCATTAGACTCTACCGTTGATACGTATTTTGTTTGATAATTCGGCAATAACTTAGCTAAATGACGGCTGTTGACCCTACATGCCCATACTGGAGAATGAGGGTTGAATTGTTTGCCTTTTTTTGTGTGCCGGTATTGCACCATGAGAACTTGCGCACCACTCTCGTTCAGATTTTCGCACCATGCATTTAAGAACCCTTCGTTTGGGAAATGTTGAACACATCCCCGTGTGATGAATATATCGGGCTCCAAATCAGCAAATACCACTGGCATTTTCAACAACTCGTAACCATCTTCGCAACCTTGTAACTCCAAGAATTCTCTTGCCCTGTTGAGTTGTCGATCTGCAATGTCAATCCCGATATATTTCTTAGCGCCAGCGCCTAATATTGGGATAGCTAGGCGACCATTACCGATGCCATAGTCGATAACTACAGCATCTTTCAAAATACTTGCTGCGTCCTTGAGCTTGTACCCAACTTCAAAATTATGAAGCATAGCCTCTGGCGTGATTACGTTATTCCACTTCTCGGGCGAGATATGGGCAAACCCTTCTTTGCAGGTTTCTCAATACTTTCTGTATTTCTTGTGATAGTGTTTACAACGTCTACCTGACATGTTAAGCAGCCAAAGGTTCGTCTTCAGGCTCAGGTCCGGGCTCGCCTTCTGGTTCGAGTTCGATCTTTATCTTCTTCATCTGCTCCATGATACCTTCGATGATCGCTCTCGCTGCTTTAGTAATAGCATCGCCCCGCTTTTTGATCTTCTCACTATCCGCTTTCCAGAGAGCCAAGTATCTTGGAGCGTCTTTGGTTTCAAAGCCAAAGTAACTTAACACAACGAAAGCTGTAGCTTCAGCATCGTATTCAAGCGTTGATTTTTCCAAAGCAGCCCGGTCTTGTGACGAAAGGGTTTGATGGAATAGTTCATGTGTAATTTCGTGAACCACTGTACTGAACTTATTGATACCATCATAGGTGGAGTTCACTGTGATTCCTTTACCCGTCGAGAATCCCCCATGCGCCGGAGCAAGTTCTTCGTAATCAATATCGATTCCTTTCTCTTTCGCAAACTCTACCGCAGCGTTAACAAGAACAGTGATTTCTTCCCTGCCTTCACTAGTATCCAATTTCCAGTCTTGCGGTTCAAACACATGCGCCTGATCTTCCTGTCCTGGAATCACCATTGTTGAGGAAATGTCATAGACCTTCACAGGAACGAAGTACATGGCTCGGCGTTCTTCCTCGTCGCCCTCTTCCTCTTTTGCCTTCTTTTTCTCACCATTCTTTTTCTTGTATGTCCTAGGGGCGAGAATAGTGATCGCTTCTTTGCGCTTACTGGCCTCCACTAACCTGCCAAGTTCCCGCCACCTTTGCTCGCTATTCACGTAAGTAGCTTTGGGATTTTGTAGGAAGATAAGCATCGTGTTATGGAAGCTGTATTTGTGGAATTTTGCTGCAAACTGCCAGAATCGTTTCACGAAGTCGCTTTGCGAGGCTTCATCAGTCAACTGAGCCAGTTTTTCAATTTCCTTTTGCACGATGTTAAGAATTTGCTTTGCCTTTTCGCCCGATCTTCCTTCAACCTTCTCAATTTCCGCACTCATGGCGTTCAAGGCTTGTGTTGCTTCGCCCCCTTGGCCCTGCTGTTGTTCCTGGCCAGAAGTGATGTCTCTACCTACTACCGGTGAACTAAGTACCGCCTGCGCATCAATCCCTGTCAAGTCGGTGAATGCCTTCAGTTGATCGGGAGTCCACTTCGCCAATGCAAATCGGGGCGTTGACCATGTGCCTTTGAAGTATCTAAAGCCCCAACCCTTCAACGTATCTTTGATCGGCTTCGTTTCACCGTACACAACAAAGAAATCATAGTTCGGATCATTTGTCTTTCGAGGGTTGGCGCTCATGTGAGCGTGGACACCTTGAACGGTTTCCATCAACAACCATTGTCGGAAACTCATACGTTCAATATCTGGGCAACCCCAGAAAGCAGATTCGTCAAAGTTCATAGTTGCCTCTGTGTTACTTATATAGGCAAGGAGGCTTGAATTGAAAGCAATTGCATTGATACCTGCCCGAGGCGGCAGTAAGAGAATACCAGGGAAGAACATCATAGAGCTTGGAGGCAAACCTCTCATTGCTCACAGCATCATATCAGCGAAGAAATGCAACATCATAGAGGAGGTGTGGGTTTCTACAGACGATCCCCAGATAGAGGAGGTAGCCAAAAATTTTGGGGCGGCCGTTTTTAGACGGTCGCCCCAGTTGGCGGGTGATACGGCTAGTAGCGAATCCGCCCTGCTTGAATTCACGGAACGCCAAGCTACGAGCTTTGACATTCTCGTGTTCATGCAAGCTACTTCGCCGCTCACCCTTCCCGAGCACCTCGAAGAAGGAGTTGAATTAGTTGCAAACGACCAAGCAGATTCCTGCTTGGCCGTTTGCGAGGACGTGCGTTTCTACTGGAACGCACAACGAAAGCCCCTGAACTATTGTCTCTTCCACCGACCTTTCACGCAGGAGAAAGAAAAGTGGTACAAGGAGACTGGGGCTTTCTACATCACAACAAAAGATGCATTGCTTATATCTCGGTGTCGTGTAAGTGATCGTATCGAGTTCGTCATTGTTCCTGAGAAGTATTCTTGGGAGATCGACACTTACGAGGATTTAGAGATTGTATCCAATCTTCTCAATAGTTCAGGGGTGGATTCTTAGTTGTTCACTTGCATGTATCTTACACTGTCGTATCGAAGCGTGAGGGACACGTCAATTGGACTGCTGTTAGAATGGTCGAGATCGTGAAACTCAACGCCTTGGAACCATGCTTTGTCAAACACCCAAGTCTCTCTTGGGATACCGCTGCCATCATATAACGTTAGTCGGCATGAACCTATGCAATGACCATCCTCACATGATTTGTCGTCGAACATACAAGATGAGACATTGGCCAAGGACTCCATGAACTCGCTTTTCGTGTCTATGTCGTAAACGTGAATGGCCACTGGTTGCCATTCTTGCGAATCGGGCTTGACACGGTGCCAGCCATTTTCATCCTTCTCTTCTTCGAGGATCAAGGAAGGGCGCTTATCGACTCGAACGAAACTAGGAGGGAAAACCACGTCGTTTGGAAACTCTCCCTGGAAACACCAACGCCCCTTCTTGTAGATTTCAACGAAGGGTGAGTTCTCGTTAGCAAAACCAACCCCCTTTGGCCAATTCAGTGGTCTGAAATCAAGAGGCGTTAACGGCTCTTCGGGTTGTGGTTGTTCCACAACAGGCGAAATACCGGCAAAAGCACGGCTTTGCAGAAACACTCGACGTACAACATTGTTGCCTTTATCTTCCCATACACGGGCGTTTAGTGTCTTGTCATCAATGAGCAAGTCATAAGAGGGTTTACCCATTTCCAACTTATGCCGTTTGCACCCCCATTCGTTTAGCTGCCCCTCAGTTAATTCCCGCCAATCAGCACCTGTTACACTACCACGGGCCGTCCAATAAACAACTTCATGGCCATCCTCGTAAAGCTCGTTGGCGAGGTCTATGTTGTCTTTGATGGGCTCTGCTGTTGCGTAATCACGATCAGGAGGAGTGCGACAAATCGTTTCGTCGACATCAATGTAAATTCTCATCTTACACCAAAATGGAAGGAAGGGTAGAGCGGATGCTGATGATTTGTTGATAGGCAGAAGGCTCCTTCCTCTAACCGCCTCGTAATCTGCAACAATCGGTTCACCCACTCCTTAATAGAGAGCGATGCCTTCGATATATTACAGTGTTTACAACAACTTCTTACGTTGTCTAAGTGGTAGCCATCTTTGTTGTTAATTCGGTCTAATCCTATTGTTTCAATTGGATCGCCGCAGTATGTACATGGCTTTTGCCAAAACAGGATAAATTCTTCGTGTCAATTACCCCGCCGCTAAAGACGGCGGGGCTTGTTACACCGCTTTAAGCAGGAACATTAGCAGCCGTTAAGCCGCCGTTAGGCAAATTGACAGTTGCCCAATCTGGATAGCCTGTAGCGTCCAGATATTTGAGAACGATATTTTTACTAGCGTTGAGGTCAGCATTTAGTTGGAAACCACAATTCCTACACTTGAACTTACTTTGCTTTTGGCGATTGCCTTTGTGTATGTGTCCACACTTGCTACAGCGTTGGCTA